ATGTAGCTGTTACTGTACCTGTTACATCTAGTTTAGTCGAAGGTGAAGTAGTACCTATACCTACGTTACCTGATGAGGTGATGCGCATACGTTCGGTATCACTAGTTCCAAAAGCTAATGCGGATGCTGCTGCATTCCATATATAAGCATTATCTCTTAAATTGACATTTGCAACACTATTACCTCCAACACCAACATACATATTAGCTGTTGAGTTAGCATTTGTAATATTTACAGTTGAATAAGATGTTGTGCCGTCATTATTTATTCTAACCTTATCAACACCAGTACTACTTGTAGTTCCAATTAATAACCTTCCACTTGCATCTAAGGTCATTACTTGTGTAAAGCTGATAGCGTTACCTGCTGTGCCTGAAGGGGCGGTGAACCATTGATGTTCCTGATTAGCTATTCTGTATTGAGCAGATGCAGAACTTTGTAAATATTTCCAGCCACCACTATCATAATAAGCATTGTTTGATAATATCGCAAATTTACCACTTGTATTTCCTGTTGAAAAACTTGATAATGAAGCCCCATTATCTGCTAATTGAATAGCTTTGACTAATGTTCCATCCCACGCACTCGGAGTAACTCCTATACCTACATTACCACTTGGAACTAAAAGACCTTTCCTTGCTACAAACTCTTGTGCCATTTTTTATCCTATTTTCACTATCCAATAGGTAAAGTTTTTAAATTGTTATATGAATGTTTTGCCACTCTGGTGTATCTAATTCTGTAACATCAAATATCATAAACTGTCTACTCTCATATTATTTACAGTCCAAATCTTCCTTTTAATGCATTATAATTTTGTGTTACTTCGGCTAATGTAAGCCCTTTTCCTTTATAAAATTTAAACAAAGAAATTATACCAGATAAAGATCTAGTTGTACCAATTGTTTGACCTCCAATTATAGGTACTCCTCCTGCTGCATAATACAATGATGCTGCACTAGTAGTAATCAGACTTTGAACTGTGTTTAAATATAGATAAAAATTTGTCCCTATTCTTGAAATAACAACATGATTGAATCGTCCTGCTGTTAAAGTACCTATTGTAGCATCATTTAAAACACCCCAACTACCATTTGCAGAAGCCATAGAAAATGATAATTGATCTTGGTTTGTCCCTTTTACAGCTAAACTAAATGCACTAAAAGTATCACCATTACTTAATTGAAAATATCTACCATAAGCTTGACTAGTGCCAGTCCTTCTAAACCAGAATTCAATAGTAAAATCAGCAGCACCAACATTCCAAAGTGTTGAAGCTTGCAAAGTGACTCCATCATTAGTACCATCAAATACAATACCACCAGCATTAGCTGAAGTGTACGCAGGACCATTAACTAGTGTAGCATTTGTTTTATAAGGACTTAAATCATTCCATACTGTTCCTGTTCCTGAATAAGAATTAATATTAGCTGCATCCAAATACATAACTAATCCATCTGTTATAATATTATTTGCTCCTATTAAACTGCTCATAATCCAAACCTACTTTTTAAAGCATTATAATTTTGTAGTACTTCTGATGCTGATAAAGCACGATTGTATAATTTTGCTATTGCTATTCTACCAGCATAAGCATTAGAAGCATTTGTAGCAGCACCTATTGTTGTCTCAGTTGTTGGTGCTACAAAAGATTGATTTGCTGTACTAACAGCCACTCCATTTAAGTATAAAGTGTTAATATTACCTGGTGCATTAGTGAAAACAGCGTGATACCATGTATTTATAGCTACTGTTGTTGATACGACATTACAAGCCACACCACCAAAAAGTATTCCTAATAATGTTGTAGGTGTACTACACACTCCTGTATAAAATCCATATCCATTTGCACCACTATTTCCATTATAAAATAATCTATAGTTTAATCCTGTACCTGTTTTATAAAACCAAATTTCCATAGTTATATTGGAAGTTTGTGTTAATAAAGCCGCTCCACTTTTTAATAACACAAAATCGTTTGTTCCATCAAACACAATACTGCCCCCATTAGAAGGATTAAATGTTGGTCCATTTGTTAATGTGCCGTTACTATTGTAACCACTTAAATCAGTCCATGTTGTACCTGTACCAGGATAACTTTTAGTATTAGCTGCATCTAAATATAAAACAAGCCCATCTGTTACAATAGGTTTAACTCCATAAACTGTTTGTCCTTTAATTGTTATCCTACTCATATCACTCTTGCTCCTATTTTAATATTCCATGTACCAGAAGTAATTGTTGCTATTAATTGAACACTTGTTCCACTTATACTTACAGACCATGAAAGGCCTGCTGTTGTTGCTGTAAGGTCTGCAGTGGAAGTGTCTGTAAATTCAACCACATTAGCTGTTGGATTCCAAACTGCCATCACTGTTCCTGCTCTCCATCCATTATTAACTGTATTTGTAACTCTGTAATCAAAATATGCGGCTGTTCCAGTTGATTCATCTATTGAATAAGCTGTTGTAGGTGAAGCTGTTATACCTGTTAATGTAGCTGAATACATATACATTGCTCCATTAGCATTTACAGCCATTAAAGGAAGTCCTGAAACATCATTCACTTGTAATAAATTACCAGTGGTTATATCTGAAACAGTAAATAATTGACCTGTAGACCCTTGAACTGTTAAAACTGTTGCTCCAACTGTTGAAGTGTAGAAATTAGAAGTACCATTAACATCTAATCTATATCCAGCATCTGTTGCAGTAGCAGTACTATTTTGTAAAACTAAGTTACCTGTTCCAAACAATGTCATGTGTTCGTTAGTGCTTCCCCACCCAGTATTAGTAGGCGCAACTTTAAAAATTAAAGGTCTACTTGTTACAGCACTATTGTCTACAGCTATTACATGTTTATTAGTAGCCCCCGTTCCTGCTAAATTATTACCGCCAATAATTAATAAATTACTATTGTTAGAACTTGTTTGTGATGTACTAAATTGGAAATTATATCCATATCCAGATGGGTTGCCGTTAGGAGAAAAACTTGCTGCAATACCATTACCTGATGTCGCTGCACCCACTTGAAAGTAATTTAAGCCAAAAGCATTGGCTGTGGTTAAATTAACAAATGATCCTAAATTTAATGTACTAGACACTCTAACAGCACCATTTACATCTAATTTATAAGAAACTGATGGAATGGTTGTATTTATACCTACTGTTGAGCCATTATCATATATAAGACTATCACCTAAAGTTGTTGAACCTGTAAATTTTGGTACAAAATTAGTTGTACCTGTACCTGTGATAGGATTTGTAAGAACAGCTTGATATTGAGGAATATTTAATGTACTTCCAATTAATGTAGCAGCTCCACTTGTTCCTGTTGTAGTGAGAGTAATGGTGTTTTGCTTACTATTAAAAGTTGTCCAGTCAGCTGAAGATAAGGCACCTCTGTTTATTGCACTTGCTGTCGGTAGGTTAAAAGTGTGAGAAGAACCAACGGNGCTTATACCAAAATCAGCTCCACTTGTACCTACACCTAAAGTTTGTGCTGCTGTCGTCAATCCATTTATTGAGGAAATACCGTTTGCAAATGTTGTTGTTACGCTTGATATATTTCCATTCTCCGTGTATAAAGTTACTGTTTTACCATTAGGATTAACTATTTGAATCTCAATTACAATTCTATCTGTAAGAGCTAATGTAACTCCGCTTGGTATACTAACTCCTAATGTATATAGGTCTTTAGTAGCACCATTAGTTAATTCTTCAATGGTACCACTACTAATTAGAGTGAGTGAGGCTCCATCCCATTTCTTAACAACAGCTTGAATGGTTGCGGGACTTGCACCAATACCAGCTACAGAGAAATAACATTCAAATACCCAAATACCTCCAGGAACACTTAATTGATTAGGGTCTCCTATGTCAGTAATAAACGAAGCAATTGTTCCTATTGTACTGCTTGTAAAATTAGCAGATGTTCCACTGGCAGATAATTTACTTAACTGATACATTGTTGTACCTGCTATACTACCTTGGGATGTGTTTCCATTTAAATAATATACACTACCTCCACCACCACCACCCACTGTTGGGAATACACCTAGTGTCCCATCACCACGTACATATTGACTTGATAATCCTGCGCCTGTTACAACAATACTTCCTGAGGAAGTTATTGGAGATAAAGACACTGTAAATGCTGAAGGCATTGTAAGCCCAACTGATGTAACTGTACCTACACTCCAGCTTCTATCTGCTGATAAGTCATAAGTAGTTCCATTAATTGTCAATGTTCTTGATGTAGGAACATAAGTAGATAGATCACTTGTTAATGCCAAAGTTCCTGTTGCTGAAGGGAATGTATATGAATATGGTAATGCAGTATTAAATAGTAGATTATGTGCTACTCCAAATCCCCCACCTGTTACATTAATAATTAAACCATTTGTTTGAGAACCTATTCCTGTATATCCATTAGCTATGGGGAAAGTTCCATTCTTAATATTTATACCTAAATCAAAATTCTTTACTCCTGTTATTGTTTGAGTATTTGCCAAAGTAACATACCCACTTAAATCTGGTGTATAATTTGGTATGTTAAATATACCTGTTAATGGATCATAAGTGGAAGCACCACTTGTACCAGTAGTAGTAAGACTAATAGCAGTTCTTGCTCTTGAATTTGTAAAATATAATTGAGAAGGTCTACCTGGAAGACTACCAGCTCCCTCAAATACATCTCCTGTTACAAGACTAACTGGTCCTGTATATCCATTTACAGAACTCACTGCATCTGTATTATCCACTTTATCCCACGCAGTACCGTTGAATATAGCCCAATCCCCCACCTTCCAGTCTGTAATACCATCAAGATTTGTACTACCTGCTGCATTTACAACATAATAATATCCTTTTGTTCCTACACCTGAAGTTAATGTAGGGGTATTAGTATTTGCGTTCCAAATTCCTTGGTAACTAACACTACCTAATAAAGCACTTATTTGATTCTGCACTTTACCAAAAGCTTGTAAAATAGTATCAGTGGAGACTATTGTTCCTCCACCTGTTAAATTAAGGCCTGTTAACACTTTACCTATAACAGCAGAATTAACTAAAGATGGATTTGGATATGTTCCACTAAGCTCACCACCTGCTGCAATTCCTGAAATTGTGGAAAGTTTATTATTAAAAGTGTTCCAATCTGAAAAAGATAAATATCCATCTGTAGCAATATCAGCCTTTGAAATAGACACTGTAACAGTGCCTAATAAATTAGATGCAGATATAGGTGCTGTTCCCACTACACTAGAAACACCTGCTACAATAGACCAGCTTCTATTGGCTGAAAGATCGTATGTAACACCATTAATAGTGAGTGTTCTACTTTCTGGAACAGGAACAAATCCTAATGCAGAAGTGATGTCCCCATAAACCACTGGAGTGGCTGATGTGACTAATCCTTTACCATTTACAGCGAATTTTAAGAAAGTATTGCTCCCATAAACATTAGTGTTTACAGTTTTTAATGTAAGTGTTACAGGGGATCCTGTAGATCCAGATCCTGTTACATCTCCCACAAAGCTTAATGAGGCTGATGGAAGTGCTATTAATTGAGGAGTGATATTAGTTACAAGTCCTTTTGCATTTACGGTGATTACAGGTACTGATATATCAGACCCATAAATACCAGGATTGGTGTTCACGGTAGATAGCGTAAATTGACTATTACCTGGGCCAGAAGCCACTCCATCACCATAAAGATCAGTAATATAGTCTCCAGCTGGTTGGTAAGTGGTGCTATCTAAAGATCCATCTCCTTTTACAAAATCAGAAGATGTTCCCCCAGTTGTAATAAATTTAGATGCTTCTAAAAATCCTGTAAAAGATAATGTATAATTACCACCAATAGTGGTGTCTTGTAATAAAGATCCGCCTAATTGTACTATATTTCCTGGGGAAAGTTGATAAATACCGTTATTAAAAGCATAGCCTGCTGTAATATCACCAAACTTAGCATCTATTTTTTGTAGAGCATCCTCTAACGTGTCATTTGTATTTATAGAAGTGTATATTAAATTAGCACCTTCGTAAAAAACGCAGGTGCTAGATAGTATCACTGGACACACTTCAGCAGAACAAGTAACGTTCATAATTAAATATATTAAGGCGAGATTAAGATGCAAAGATACCTTTTTCTCTTTATTATCAATACATTACATAAAATATTCAGATATAATATAGCAATACAACTCCTTATTTCATACTACTTTCTTTTTGTATAGTTATATCAAATTCTTTGGCAAACTCATTATTTAAAATTGCTCCATATGTTAAAGCAGACTTTGCTACAGGTAAAGCTTTTGCAGCATATTTAATAGGCATAGCTTTTTTCCTCACCTCTTCAGCAGATAATGTAGGATCTGTAATATCAAATCCTGTCACTTCTCTAACAAAGTGACTAGTAAACCTAGTATAATCTGTTATAAGTCCTATAGCTGGGAACATACTTCCACTCAAAAGACTTTCAAAATTGACAGGATTATAGAAGAAAGAAAGCTCTCCAACAAATTTATCTACCACTCTTTGTGAATACCTAAAGAAATTTTTGGTTGCTTTATCTTCTTCATCATCAGGAGCCATAAATCCTAGAGAAATCATCACACCTAATAAAGCCCCAAGAATAGCTAATTCTTTAATCTCGTTTCTTAGATTGGTTCTAATCATATCAGCAAAATCTTCTTTAGTCATGTTAAGAGTTTCACCTGTTCTTTTTTCGTATTTTTCAGCAAAATCCTCATACATTTTATCTATCAAAGCAATTCCCTTGTCATTCATTTGAATTAAATTCGTAATATTTGCTGATTTATCACGAATAGATGTTCCTAAAACATAAGCCAAAAGTCTAATTCTTCCTATATCATATTTCTCCCCTTTAACACCATCTTCATCCACTGTTACAGAAAAATCATCGCTCACTTTTCTAAATTCTGAGAAACGTGTATCAGCAAGTTTTGGTATCCAGCTTTTAAATAGCATCATACTATTTGTCCAAACAGACATTGACATTCTGTTAATATCTCCGTCAGACATACCTCCTGTTGCATTTCTAGAAATTCTTCTAGTTAGTTCTGTCAATCTTTGTAACTCCCTTTGATTTGAAAGATCTAATCCAGGAATTTCTAATTTACCGTTTACAAGTTTTTTAGTTACAGCTATAGACTTTGTTTTCTTAAGTTCTTCCACCTCTGCTTTTATAGCTTCTTTAGACTGTTTATATTCTGAAGAGGATTTATATCTATTTTTGTATTTGTTTTTTACAAAATCATTAATATTAACAATTCTACCATTATCCACCATCATGTTTTCCAAAAGTGTGACAAAAATAGACTTTTCAATAAGTTGTTCTGGTTTTCTCATAAAAACCATTAGCATATCCCCTAAATTTTTTCTAGTGAGAGCAGTCATCCCTGCTTCATATTTATATATATCTGTAGATGGATCATCTTTTAGAGGCATGAATGTATTAACTAATTGTACAAATATTTCTCTATCTTCTTCATTATCAAATCTTTGTACAGCTAATTTAGCTTGATTTTTAAGAAAGTCTCTTGCTTTAAAATAATCACCAGCTTGTGTAGCCACCTGTATATTACCTCCAAACATATTTACAGCTCCAGATATAAATTCAAACCCTAAAGCTTTTAATTGGAATGCTCTATTTGCTGCGTCCATAGTTTTTACTAAAGATGTAGCAGAAGGCTCCTCATCTATTTTAAATACTTCTCTGCCTGTAATAGTGTTTACACCATTTTTTACAAAGTTTAACACTTTACCTACATTTAAAGGAGTGTCTGTATCAGAAAGAACATACTTTTGTCCGTATAACAACACTCTTAAAAAGTCATCATACATTTTAGTGTTTTCTTCATTTCCTGGTATTTCTATTATTTTACCACCTTGTTTAACAACATTTGCTGATCTATCTGTAGCTAAATGCCCTTTAAATTGCTCTACAGTTTTTACTAATTGTAATTGTCCTTCTACAGCAGAAAGATATTTATACTTTTCCATTTGTTGGATGTATAAAATCATATTCTTAAAAAGATCTTCGCTTACGTCAGAATAATCATTTACACCATCTTTTCTAGTAAAATCATATGTGTAATACTTAGGAACAGAATTTTCTAGTTCACCTGTAAGCTCATTAAAACTTCCAAATCCTACATCATCTGTTTGCATTTTAAGACTCTCTGAAAAATTCTTTAAAGGAGAAATACTATGATCCCAAGCTAGTTCTTCAGCAGCTCCTTTCCTAACAAACGGTAGGAATGTTTTCATCACTTTATTAGTGATATATCCAGCCTCTTTAGCTTCTTCATTTATACTACCTATGAAATTATAAAGTTCTAAAAGAATTGGATTTTTAAGAATGTTTTTGTATTCTTCTGAATACCATTTTGGGAGAGGATGTCTTTTAATGATATAGTTATTCCAACCATTAAAGTTTTTATTATCAATATCCCACATCTCTTGAGCTTCTTTAATATTTTTAACTCTTATAGCCTCATTCTCATTTTTATCACTTGTATATATCTGTCTTTCTATTTTTTTAATTTGATCTTCAAGACGTTTATTAGCTTCTTTTTTATACTCCTCTACATCAATATTGTCTAAAAGCCATTGTTTATCTCCACCTTCTTTAGCTTTTGCATCCACTTCTTCATGGAATTTTCTGCTATATCTATGAATAAGTTTATTAACAATACCTCCTTTATCATCCTTTTGATATATCTGTTGCACTATTGTTCTAAGATCTCCCCCCTGTTCTGCTAATTTCTTCCTAATATCCATTAGTTTTTGTACTCTTTCTAACGATGCTTTAGAAGCTTCTCCTTGGGCACCTCTCACCACTTTGTATAACAATTGTAATGCTTTAGAAGGAAGTTCTGATATACCTCTAAAATTAGAAGAAAGTCCTTTAATAACAGCTTCGGGGGATAGAAGTCCAAATACAAGGTTTCTTTGCCCTACATGTTTATCTGCAAAATCCTGAGCAGCTTTCGTTAATTGTTCTTTTGATCTGTAAATAGCATTAGATTGGGCCATCAACTGATCATGTATATCTTTTCTTCTTGCTACATCTTCTCTTTCTTCTTCTGTCTTAGCATTTTCCAACATATCCTTTGTATACACAAGGTGGCCTATGTCTCTTCCTATATTTTCAAAAACATCAATAATTCTTAAGTGCACTCTCATCTTCTCTGCAAAATCTGAAAGTTCTTTATTATTTGAATCGTTAGAAGAAGCTGGTCTATTTTTATAAATAGTGTTATAATCATTTAATAGCTGGTCACCCTCTTCTCTCATAATACCTACAACATCAATTAAAGAAGCAATATTATTTTGTCCCTGTAAAAGACGAACAGCTTTTCTAATAGTGTTTAAACGCTCTATTTTAAATAAACGCTCATCATCATCTGTTACTTCTTCCTTGCCTATTTGTTTAAGCATGGAATTTAGTTTTTTAATAATATTATCAAGATCTTCATATCCTGTAGATTCTGTTTGTTCAGAAACAGGCACAAGTCTAAGATCTTGTATTTTAGTTTTATCTATAGAACCTATAGCTATTCCTTTTAATTCAAGGCCAGAACTCTTATTGCCTTTTTCTTTATACCCAAAATCCATAGCTATTGGAATAGCTCTATTCATTCCAAATTCTTTTATTCCATAAAAGTCTTTAAGAATATTTTTATATGTACCAAGCTGAATATCAAAGGCTCCTTGTTTAAACCATGCAACATCTTCACCGTTTATTTGCATAAACTTCCAATCAAGAATATGTCCTTTCCCCGAAGGATCTACAGCTAAGAAGTCTATTGTACCAGCTCTTTTATCTTTAGGATTGTAAACTATAACTTCCGAGAAAACTAATGCATCTTTATCTAATGTTTGTAAAAGACTTACATAATAGTTTTCCAACATATTATACATTTCTTCAGAAGGAAGATTGAATTTTACAGGTCTTGGATCAGGAGTGGTCTTTTTTGTACCATCTTTATTATAATATCTATTATGTATTTCTTCAAAATCAGCATGCCCCTCCACCCCATATTTTCTTTTCATCTCGTTAAAAGCCTTTTCTTCTGGAGTGAATTTTTTATCTTTAAATCTTTTCTTATACCACTCTTTAACAAGATCTGTCACCCTTTTGGTTATTTTTTGTTTTGTACCATCAGGAAGAGATATTTCATACCAGTTGGTAGACTCATCTGAATCTGCTAACACTTCATCAGACTTTTCATCACTAACCACTTTGTTAATAGAATTTCTTGTTTCCTGTATTTTTTCTTGCACTTTCTTTTGTGCATCAGATAGTTGGTAAAATATTCCTCCTTCAGAAATATCAGAAATGGTTCCTCCCACCTCACCTTCAATCACTCTAGCTCCCACTTCTTCAAATATAGATATGTTGGATTTTCTATATACACCTCTTATAAGATCTAATATTTTATTCCAAAAGTTTCTAAATAATGATTGAGTGGCTTCCTCCATTAATTCAGGATAGGCTTCTGTAGCTCCTGCTTTATTAATAATTACTTCCACTAAAAGTTTATCTACAGCTTCTTTCTTTATTTTACGTATATCTGGTTTTCCATTAGGAAGTTTATATACATCTTTATATTGATCATAGACTTGTTTATATATCTTAAATCTATCTATTTTAGAAATCATTTCTGTAACAAGTCTTGGGTCCATTTGTTCTAAAATAGCTGTTGCTACGTGTACCATTTCTTCTGTGAGAGCAACATCTTCTTTCCCCTCTGCTACAGCAATTATCCCTCTAACAAGATCTGCCAGTCCATTTATTCCTTTTGTTGTTACGTCTTTATTACCTTTTAAATAATCAGAAAGCTGCTGAATACTAATACCCATTTTTTTAGCAGCTTCCTTCACCTTAGAAAGTGTTTCAGCAGAAGCCTTAGAAGCAGGCATTCCTTCTTTTTGTAAAAGAATTTGTTTCTGTTCTCTTTCAGGAACAATTTCTACTTCATTCCATGTATTACCATATTCATCTGTAATTTGTTTTACATTATCCTTTCCGTATTGTTTATTTAAAATATTCTTTACAGTGTTCTCATAGAAGTTGTATATAGGTTTTAAAGCACCAAAACCATTTTTTTCAACATCTTCAAGCTCTTTTTTAAGTTGATTTATTTCATTTTTAGTTTCTTCTGAAAACTTACTTTTTAAAGATTCAATTTCTTCTTTAGTAGCTGTTTTTTCTCTACCTGTTTCATTGCTTACTTTTCTCCAAGTTAAAACCTCATTACCATTTTCATCTTCTAAATATCTTTGAATATAATAAAATCCATCAACATTTTTATTTTTTAAAATACTAGATTCTTCAAGTTCTTTAATTCTATTTTCTTTTTGTTTCTTAAACTCTTCTAATGTTGTATGTCCTTCTACTTTACTAGCTGTATTACCAGAAGGGAATAACACTTTCTCATATCCTTTTTTAGCACTATCTTGTAGAATAGATTTAATAAAGAATGTAACCCAGTTAGAGTTTTTGTTTAGAAGTTGGAGGAATTGATTATCTGAACTATTATCTCCTCTTTCATCAAATCTTTTTTCTAACGCACTTCTTCTTAAAGTAGCTGTTTTACCTTCTTGATTTGAAATTGTAATTAATTCATAAAGATTAGAATCTGTGTCAATATTTGTAACTGTAAACTTTTCACCATTAGATATAAATGTATCTCCTACTTTTTTAATATCAAGCTTTTTAGAAAGAACTTTACTATCTCTACCCTTCTGAAAAAGATCAGATTGTACTTCTAGTATTCTACGAGTTGTAGTAGGTGTACCTCCAACACCAGGAATGCCATTTTTTTCTAATTCTTTAGCTGCTTGAGCACCTTCAGTATCTCTAACTTCTTCTATTTCTTGAGGTAGTGCTTTTCTATTTTGAATACCAACTATAGAATCATCACTTCTAAACCAACCAATACCTTGATCTGTAGCAAACTGAGCATGTCCTTTAATAGAAGGAGTAATAGCTGGTGTAGCTATTTCATTTTCTGTATAATTGGTTCCTCCTGGAACTGTTAGGTTAGAATATACAGAACTATTATTAGCAGCTCTTTGAGTATTAAAAGCTCTGTTAGCCTCTTCTAATGTTTTAAAAATTGCTATATCAGGATCCCCATCTTCTGTAATATATTCAATAAAATAATCCCCAACTTCAGCTCCTAAAGCCATAGCAGAATTTTCATCGGTTATTTGTTTAGGTTCAGAACTTTTACCATAAATATCAGAACCTATTTTATTTTTAGCAACATTAATCTCAATAGCATAACTATAATTAGCTAACATGTTGGTAATCAACTCATTACGATCTGTTGTATTAAATGATTTGAGAAGTTCTATTTGGTCTTTAGGAATACTAAGATCAGATTGTACCTTGTTCCAAAAAGCATCTCCTTTCACTCTATTCTTTTCTAAGGAAGAAAAAAGTTTAATAGCCTTCTCAGATTGTAAAGCATCTACAGATTTTAATCCAGCTTTAACAATAGAACTTTTACTCTCACTTTCAGGAACATTTCCTTCATAAAGATCCCATAAAGCATAAGCAACATTCTCTCCTCTAGCTGCTACTAACAATTTCCAAGAATCAAGATTTATATTAGGACATGCCATATTTTAACATTTATTATTTTTAATTATTGTTCCTGCTTCAGCCAATGTGTAGCCCATGTCTACAAGCATTTTTGTGTTTAATTGCTCAGATGAATATGTTTTTCCATCTTTAAGAGACACTGTTTTTTCAGTAGTTGTAGACTCCAAAGATACTAAATTTTCATCTAAATATGATAAAATTTCATCATCTTCTTTTTCTTGTTCCACTTTTAAAAATCCATTATCTATCTTAGATTTTTTAGCTACATCATACATTTCTACAGCCCTGAAAGAGTCTCCCCAAGCATTAACCATTTTATAAATATATTCAGTAATAACAATATTTTGTCCATCTTTATTCATTGTATATTCATTAGTAAATGGTATATCTCCGCTATATATTTTTTTGAAAAGTCCTTTTTTAATATAAGAATAATCACCCTTCTTTCTCATAGCTTCTTTCTCATATTTATTTCCCACTTCCCATGTAAACACAACATAGTCAGAGTCTGCTTCCCTGGATTTTGTATTAAACTTAATCAATTGAGGAATATCTCCAGTTTCCATAGGTTTATTAAACCCAGATAAATTTCTAAAAAAATCAAAATTTTTATATCTCCAATTACCAAATTGATCTTGTTTTTTAACTAGTCTTCTACTAGGAACAACATCTCCATCATTCCAATTATTTCTTTGAAAAACTCCTAATTTATAAAAATCATTAAGATTTGGAATTGTCTCAAGCTTTGATAGGGTCTTATTGTAGATTTCTTTAAAATCTTCATAAGGAATAAGAGATGTAAATGATATTGGAGACCTATTTAATCCAGATTGCAAAACAGCGAGCCTAACTAAGTTTCCATATAAAGGACTTTTTATACCTTTAAAGTATTGTTTTAGTTCTTCAAAAGCATAGATAATTTGATTTTGATCATACACTTTATTATCTCTACCAACAATCTTTAAATTGTTTGTTCCGTTTTCTAGTTTTTGAGAAAATACAGGAACAAGACTATTTATTAAAATATTATCTTTTAAAGGATGTTTGCTAGATTTTTTAACATCTACAATAAAATCTGACATTTGTTTAGCCACATTGTTATTTTCTAAAAGAATTCTTTGTACCATTGTATTAAGATCTCTATCATTCTGCACTGCCCAATCAAAAAGATCATTCACTGCCTTTTGAGAAATTTTAACAAAATCCCTATCCGATTCATTTATATACGGAAGTAACACTTTTTCCATAACTCCTCTAACATTAGTTTGGTCAGAAACAAGTATTGTAGAAAGAGCATTTCTTAATTTAAGCAATAAATCACTTAAATTTCCTATGAAAGAATTTTCTAATATATCATCTACAGAAGATATAATAGATGTTTTTGCTTTTTTAAGTTGTTCCATTTTCTTAAATACTAAAAATGGATCATTAAAAGAAGCTGTATCAAAATTAGAACCCTGTGTAACTAAGTATAGCTGATTAGCCATCTTAGCATACTTAACAAACTCAGATAGGATAAATCTTTGATCTGCTTTCTGCTCTGGAGATAAATTTTCTCCTTCTCCAATCATATCCCATAATTTACTCTTGCTAGGTATTTTAGTGGGCTTTGTAATAGATGAATCATATTTAGAAATAACATCTTCAAATATGTCCCCAATAAATAACCAAGAATACCCAGACCTTTCTATGGATTTTAAATAATCTCTCACAATGGGTTGGTTCATGAAATAAGCAATAGTGTCGATTGGTACACCTATCTTAGCTAAAAACAACCATGTACTAGCTACATTAGGAGTGGCTCCTAATTCCATAATCCAGGGTCCTTTAGATATATCCACATATCCATCAATAAACTGTCCATTTATATCTGATATATCTTGGCCTTCTGCATTTTCTATCATAGAAAGTGTAGGAACTTTTTCTCCATCCACTTCTATACTGTTATACTGTTCAAAGTTAATTTCTGCATCACCCAACCACTCTCTGTCAGCAGCATCCTGTATTGCTAATTTATTTTTATCTATGTAAATAGGAGATCTCTGATTTAATGAGTGATTAGTTTGACTTACAGCAGCAATACCAATAGCATATTTACCACTAACAAATGCTTGTCTAAGTCTTGACATAAACACCCTGTTTAGCATGTTTCCTGTAGAATCATAGTTAAAAGCCCCCACTCCTAATTTATCAGAGATTTTTTTAGATAAATCTTTAAGTTGATCTGCGGAGTTTGGAGAAGTAAGTCTTTTGAAATTTTTAGGATGAGAAACAAGTTTTTCACAAGACTCTATATATTCATTTTCTAAAGACTCTTTGTACATTTTGTCTTTAAACTCTTCTAATAAAATCTGCTGTACATCCCAATTAGTTAATTCAGAAAGTTTTTTACCAAGTTTTTCTAATCTTTTTATAAAAATTTCCTCAATATCAGCAACTAATAATTTACCGTCTTCAGTTTCTTTTTCAAACATTTGTTTAAAAATAGGAATCCATTTATTAGCTGTTTTGTCACTAGATATTCCCAAAGAAATATCACTGAATAAAGACTGTAAATCAGCTGTAGATATTTTTTTAGCTTCTGCTTTATCTATTTTGCTTTGTAAAATATCAAAGAAAATATCTTCATATTTATTTTTGTTATTAGGATCTATACCAAAAAATGGTACAATCTCTATATTTCCTTTAGCATTTTTAAATACGTTTTTAAAGTATATAGAAAGTTTATCTATATCAAAGTCAGATCCCACTTTCTGAACCAATGCTGAGGGAATTACAACAGAGTCTCCAAATTCCTTAGGAAGAAATCTTTTAATTTTAAAAACATCAATAGAGTTTTGCTTTTGTGTAGGAATACGGTATGCAAGTCCAGATAGAATTTTTTGTCCTTCTGGAGTTTCATTTAAATATTTTAAAAGCTCTTCGTCAGACAAATCACTCTTAAACCATCTACCCACCATTATTTCACACACACGTTTACCATCCTCATCCTTATAAAACTCAAGAGTGTCAGATGTATATCCTAGTTTTCCGTTAATTTCTCTTAATTCTGTTTTTGTAGATTCTAATAAAGCAGCAGGAATTTGTACTTTTAATCCACCAGAAATTTTAGGAGAAATTACTTCCTTATCTGCTATGGAATATAAAATATTTCTTATTTGTTGGTAGGCAGGTGTGGCCTCTAATATTACAGAACCTTGTGCATAATTTCTTACAGCCTCACTTATATTATCATTAACCTCTCTTTTTAATAACTCTTGTCTTAAAAACTCTGCAACTTTTTCAACATTATCTGGTTCAATAACATATCCATCAGTAGTTTCTGTTATATGCAATTTATTCAATAAAGAGTTATATCCTTCTGTAGCAATAGCTTCTAAAAGATTTTGATTGTTTTTTATTTCTTTATAAAGAGTAGATTCTTTTATTCTACCTTCTTCGTCTAATGCATACCAAGCTTTATACCTTTCTGGAAATGTTTTTGTTTCTTCAAAGTCTACAGGAACTCCTGCTTCCATATAATCCATAGTGATGAGTTTTGTCACCTGGGATCCTCTAGTTACCAAAGGAGTGTCTTTAGAAGGCACTTCAGATTGAACACTCATTATGTCAAAAGGAACATTGAACACTCCTTCAAACTCATTAGTGTTAAAACTACCATCCTCGTTATATACAGAATTAGTTTTTTCAGCTCCCACTTTTCTAGCACTCTTAAACACTACATAATCAATGTTTTCTTCCTGCATTTTATCATAAAGCTTTAATGCGTTGGAAGAAGCATTTATCTCATACATCACTCTATATGATAATGGATATAATGCAAACTTGTCTAGCATTACATCATTGTAATTTTTACCATTATCTTTATTTCCAGCTACAATAGGTTTAACTGGTGTATAAGCACTCTTTGCAGCAGGATTCTTATTAAGAAGCTTTTGTAACTCTTCCTTAGAGGCTCCTGATTTAGCAGCTTCTTCAAATTTAATATCAAACTTATATTGAAGCTCTTCGTTTTCATTCCATTCTCCAGAACGAATTCTAAAATTTCTATACGCTTTAAAAGAAATTATACCACTACCATCCGTTTCTTCATATTCTTTATATCCAGGAAGATCAATCACTCCTACAATATCAGCTAGTGTTGTGGTCTTAAAGTAATTTTTATTAAAATCTGTATACCCTAAATCTCCTTTTTTAAAGCCTTTATTCCAAACATTATTTAATAGTGAATTTATATTGTCTGATCCTAATAAACGTTGTCTAGGAGAGAGAAAGTTTTTAATACGTTTTAATTCATCGCTGTATTGATAAGGATCTGAATATAATAACTTATGAAGTTCTATATTGTTAATCATAAAGTTGATATTCAAAGCTGTCAACTCTCTGTTTAAATCATCAATATTTTCAAACACAGACTCTGAAAGTGCTATGTTTTCCACTTCCCAGCCTAAATCTGTTTTATTTATAATACCATAAGAAAGTAAATTATTTCTAAATTTATTTACATCTTCCTCAATAAAACTCTTTAGAGCAGCATTAATTTTTGACTCATATTTTTTATAAACTTCTTCTGGAGTTCCAGTTTCTTTCACAATATCATTATGCAACTTCTCTCCAAGAATAGGTTTAAAGAATCTAAGATCTGTACTTTTTCTAGTTTTTGTCTCTTTTGTGTTTCTATTTACATCTCTAGATAATAGTAATTCTGAAATAAAATATCCTTTAAATATTTTATTAACATCTTCCATTCCTGTAGCTCTTAATCTTTTTACAGAAACATGATTACCCATATATGCCATCCATTCCATAGAAGCATCTCCAGGGACAAGATTCATATAATATCCATTAAGATTTAAATTAATTTCTTGTATTAATCTTTCTCTATAGGTTAACTTAGAAGATTCTTTTTTCTTACCACTCTGTTCATTAATTGTACCATCTACATATCCTATAGATAAATAGTTTTCAATATCTTCTCTTTTTTCCCCTGTCTCTAAATTAAACATTTTGTTTAATATAACAGAATTCTTAACAAAAGAATCTGTTAATAAATACTGATATTGAGCGGGAACATCATTTAAATTGTTAACCTGAGAAAGTACATCGTAAAGATCACTACCAGGATTGGTTCCTATAAAAGACTGCACTCTTTCTCCATTAAGATTGAAATATGTACTGTCAAATTCTGGAGTGGTAATTATTGCTTTTATTGTAGCTAGTTTTAATAGCTGGCCCTCAATATCTAACACCTTACCAGATATAGTGGCTATTTCTTTAGCTTGCTCAATACTTGTTCTAATACCATCTACAGCTGTGTTAAATACTTTTAATTTATCACTGTTAAGAGATTTTAATTCTTCCTCTGTAAAAGATATTCCTAATTTTTCTAAAAACGCTATTCTTGCTGATGCACTTAAAAGAGTTTTAGGAACAGATTTAGGCTCTCCTTTAAATCTTCTAGTCTTATCATCATATACAAAATAAGAACTTTTCTTAGTTTTTATTGCATCAACTATTTGAGAAATAAAATCTGATCTTAATTGTCTTGCTGCAGAAGAAAGATTTGAATCTCCTATTACAACATCATCATTAGAAAGAATAAACACTGCTTTTACATCAGCATTCATTTTCTTAAATGTTTTCCAGAATGAAGCAAGTAATTGGGCCTCATGTGGTTCTGTTAAATTAGAATAATCAATTCCTTTAACAGTTATAGCAGATTTAGTAAGTCTTTCATATAATGTTTTATAATTATTATCTTTTAAACCTAATTCTTTAAGTCCTTGTAACATTTCTTCTATAGTCTTGGCACTATGAACTTGGTTCATTACTTTCATAAAAACCTCACTAGTAGGAATTAACTTAGCACCATTCACTGTAGAACGGTCCATATTACCATCTCTATCCACTCTAGCAACAGTGGATAATAACATTTTTATAGCTGCATTAGCCTTTTTAAAATTGTCAATTTTTCTAGCATCTTGATAATCTGATTTTCCAGAATTGTTCTCATCTGTTAATGTTGCATTATCATTCTCATCAAATTCTATTGAATATCCTCTTAAATATTCCTCGTGTTTAAATTTAAACTCATCCCAATTATCTTCTACAGCCTTCCATAAAGCAAGAGATTTTTCTATGTGAGGAGCCCCTTGTTTTTCTGTAAATGTACCTTTCTCAATTAAAGCTTTTGTAGAACTTACAGTTTTAAGAATGTCTTTTTGAACTTGGTCTTTTAATTTTATATATAATTCCGTTTTGTTAATATTTGGAATAGTAAAAAAGCTTTTATTATCTCTGAAAATATTCTTTAAAGTGAGGTAGGTCATGTTTTGTATAACATCATGTCTTTCCTGACCATTCATTCCAATTATACTAAACTCTGCCCCAGCATTTGCAATAGCTTCTTCTATATCAATCACTCCTTCTTTAGCGAAAGAAAGTGCTGAGTGATATGGAGAATATTGTTTGTAATATCCATTTCCTATTTTAGAGAATAGTTTTTCTGTATTACTTCCAGCCTTATTTCCTGTAAAAAATTCCTTAATAAAACTAACGAGGTCTGCAAATAATTTTAATATAAATGGTCTTCCAGAAGTTGGTTTACCTGGAATTTTTTTATACATTACATAATCTCTAAACTCTTCTGCTAGTTGTTCTTTAGCTTCTTGATTAGTGGCCTCAGAATATTTAACTTCTTTTCCTGTAGGTCTGTCTATAAAAGAACCTTTTCTAGCTTTAAACTCAGCTAATACATTAGCTTGTTCTTCAGCATCAGAAAACATTTTCCATACAGCTTCAAAAACCTCATGGTAAACAGTGCCCACTTCCGCATTCTCATATATGTATATAGCACCGTCTTGAAACATACCCCAAGCTTGTCTACCATTAGTAGCTTGTATTACATTCTTCACTCTATATACAGGAACATTTGGAAAGTTTTCTTTTAACCACTTTTCCACCTTCTGCCAATTCTCTCCCTCAAATTTTTCTATTTCTTTAGCAATTTTCTCTCTAAACACAGGACCATCTTCATCAGAAGATTCCATCATTTGTCTTCTTATTTTGTCAAGATCTGACTCTGTCATTCCTTCAGATGCAATTTCTGTTTTAGCTTCCTCACTTATAATTTCTGCTGCTACAGGAGCTGTTTGTTCAGCCACTTTCTTTTTATATTCTTCTATCTGTGGAGCTAAAGTTTTTACAATTGATCCTGCAAAAGCATCTTTAATTTGTTCTTCTGGTGCGTTAAGATCAGCTATTGCTTTTTCGATACCATCTCCAGACAGTTCTCCTTGAAACACTCCTTTTATAGCATCATATGAAAAATTAATATTATATTTACCTAAAAGGGTAATGTTATTTTTTGCCTCTCCATCAAATGTATAGCCATCAACAACTATTTTAGCTGCTGGTGTAGGAGCTACAGGAGCTGCTGGGGCTGTTGGGGTTAGCACCTTCGGTGTTGTTACCACTGTTTTTGGAATAACAAACTTATCCGCATTATCAGTGATTGTAAAATAAACCCCTTCTCTATTAACATCTTCCTCATTTTTTAAAGGACGAGCTATTGTTGTAAGAGGAATATTCTCTGCATTTCTTTTATTACCATCCGCATCTTTATTAGATAGTAGATAAGATTGGTAGTTAGGCCATGTTTTTATTTCTAAAGATCCATCTTTTTTAACACCAATAATTTCAGAATAAGGTTCATTCCAAGATTTATTTATAATAGTGGCATTAACATTATTATACATGTCCTGTATAAGAGACATTAAATTATCTTGGTTTTCTTGAATGGATAATGGACCAAAAGGAATGTTTCCTCCTTTTCCAGATAAGAATAATTTTAATATTCCATCTGCATCTTTTTCAAACCATATACTGTTATATCCTGGATTCTTTCTGTTACCATCAACCACTTTAGGAACTCCCCAATATACAACAGATTTGAGCCAATCTAATATAACTAAAGAATCTGCTGATTTAGCATTACCATCTTTTTCTACATTTCTAGAAAGTCTTAAAATCATATTATATATTAAAGAAGCTTCTTTCTCATTAAACTTTCTATTGTTTAGTTTAACAAGACCATTTGCTGTCTTTAATAATGGTCTACCTTTAGCATTAGTAAATGTAACGCTACCATTTTCTTCCGCACCTTCTGTAGTACGAAGAACAATTACATTATTGTTTTCTAATCCTTTTGGAACAAGTCCAGCCTCTTCTACAGAGTTTTTAGCTCGGTAGTTAGTCTGTTCAACTCCTTTATCATCTGTATATTTTTCATTTTGTAAAATACCAAATGAAGCGTCTATTCTATATTGTACAAGGTCAACAGTTGATAATATACCATCTCTCCATGTTTTATACTGCTCTATTAATGCCTTTTTAACATTATCTGGAGTGGTACTTCTAAACATAGAAGATGGCTTACCACTCTTACTATATTCAGCACTCCATTCTAATCCCTCATCAGGCATCACCTGATATATTGCATTATCTAATTTATCTACTCCTTCAGGAATAACTTCTCCATTAACATCAACAAGTTCTCCATCTGTATTAACCATAACAAGAGCTATCACTCCTGCTTTTTGCTCTGGTGTGCCTTCTCCAAAAAGTCTATCTATTAATCCAGGTATAAGACTAGCTTGGTTGTTAATTGTAACTAATACACCACGGATATTTGCTTTATTAGGAAGAGTGGGGAAATTGTTACCAAACTTATTAGCTCTTATATGATGAGGCTTGTCTGACTTTGAAGGCACCTTTGTACTAGTGACAATAGAAATGTCATCCTTTTTAGCATCAGGCTCATAAGTTTCATCATACTGAAGAGTTTGTTGATCAGCTACCATTGTTCCTAAAATAGCTTGTTTAAACTCTTCATTTTTAGCCAGTCTAGCTTCCTGTTCTTTTTGTTGTTTATGTTTTTTAGCTACTTCCTCAAATGTATTTAAAATTAATTCTTTTGCTTTAATTTCTTTTTCTACCTCTTTAAGCTGATTTTGTAACCCCTCCATTTCTTTCCTAAGTTCTTCTAAAGATCTTTCATTAGGAATGACGTCAAGTTCATCTATATCAGCAATATCTCTTTCAAATTCAGAAAGATCTGATAATAGATTTGGGTTTGCCTGTAAGTAAGATTGATAATCTGGATAGACACCTTTAGCAGAAAGATCTTTATTTAAAAACTCTACAAGTCCTAATGGTGTATATGGAAGATTTGGATATTTTGCTTCAAACTTTTTAATAAGATCTAATGCAAAATCAACAGCTGTTTTTAATGCACCGTCCACTTGATCCATTAATTTAGACAAAGCATTAATTTGTTTTCCTACACTTTCTTGTAATAGGTTTAAATTTAAAGCTTGCTCATTAAGATCTTCTAATAAATCTTTTCCTTCCTCAGGAAACTCATCAATATTTTGAGCCATATCAGCTACATAAGACTGATTAAACTCTATCTCATCTCTTTCAGCTTCTAATGCTTCTATTTCTAAACGAAGGTCTTCCTTCATTCTAGAAAGTCTATTAGCAGCTTTAATTGCTTTATTTGTAGAAGATTTAAAATTGTTTTTCTTAGTGATAGCACCACTACTAATTTTTTCTTCTAATACTTTCATCTCCTCAACAATCCTATCCACTTGCTCTTTTTTCTGAGCAATAAGTGTATTAGTTTTGTCTAGCTTAGCAGAAAGATTGTCAAATAAATTAGTAAGTATTTCAAGTCTACTAGCTCTTCTTGCTTCTATTCTTGCGTCTCTTTCAGCAGCAAACTCTTCTTCTGATTTTTGTTGAACAGCTGTAAGAGTACCAAAAGCTTTTATCATTCCATGTTGGTAGCCTTCTTTAGCTTTAAAGTCTTGTCCTACAATTTCTTTTGTTCTTATTTTTCCTTTTGCATCTTTGTATACAAATAATAAAATTCCTTCTTTAGGAGAATATTGAAGTCTTCCTTTTGCAGGCTGTCCATTCACTTTAATACCGTAATGTTCATATACGGTATTAATATTATCCATGTAAAACTTAGCTTTTTTATTTTTTTCTGTATCACTCACCTTCCCCAACTTATAACTAGCCAGTTCTTCCTTAGATATATTTTTAATAATTCCTGTAGACCCTTTTATTCTTATTGTGCCATCCTCATTTTCACCAAGAATTGTTAACTTAGGAAAGTTATGAACTTCTTTACCATCTTTACTATAAGAGACAACACTACCTAAATAATACTCTGTACCCACTTCAATATCTTCTTCCCCATCTTTTGTCTTAATTTTAACAATCTGCTTTTCTTTAATTTTTGTATCAGGAGCAAATTCTTCTTCTTCCTCTTCTGTATATTTCTCTGGATTGTTTTTAATATCATTATATTCATCTAAAAACTTAGCTCTACGTGCAGATAATTCAGCCACATCTTCTAAAGCTATTTTAAGATCTGCCACTTTTTCTGGTAATAAATTTTTACCAAGAGCATCAATTTCTGCCATAGCAGCATTAAAAGAATCACTACTTCCAGCTACAACATCATTAATAACTGTATCAACATCTATATTTATAGCCTCCAAAGAACCAGATAGTTGTGGTATTCTTTTATCATAATCTGCCACTTTAGTAGCAGCATAAATCATTTTATTTATTGTCTCTGGAGAGTATACAGGTTTACCATCTTTGGTGATAAGATTACCATATCTTAAATTAATAGATTGGTATAAAGATTTTATGCTATCAGCAGTTTGTTCAAGATTTTCTATTCTCTGTAAATATTGCTCTCTAGTGTCTCCCTCTAATGCTTTACCCTCCGCCTTTAATTGTGCAAATCCTTCTTCAGTCATTGCTAATTTTCTATAATCTTCTATGTCAGAACGAACAAGATCCATTCTGCCATATTTAATTCTAGGTGTTAGGTAGTTGATAATATAATCTTGTTCAAGATCTTTACTCTCTAAAACATCTCCTTGTCTTAAAGCTTTTTCTCTATCCTCTTGAATAGCAGTGCCTCTATTAACAGCAGATATTGTTTCCTTTGTAAAATCAGAGAATTTCCATTCATTGGCTTTTTTAATAAATTCTGCTGTATCTTTTGCTTTTTCTCTACTCTCTTGTATTTTCCCTTTAGCCATCATTAAGGCCCCAGATAAACCACCAATAAGGACATTTTCCATTCCCTCGTTAGTAGTGAGGGTTTGTTTAACTCCTTCTTTAAGACTATCAATAAAATCAGCTGAAGCTCCTCTGTATTTTTTATTATAATAATCTTGTGTGCCTGATTGAATAGCAAATTGTGCGCCTTCTTCAAAAGCTTCAGATATAGAAAATGTGTAAGGCCTTATATTATTTAATGTAGATAAAACTCTGTTTTTAAAGAATGAAGGGGCCTTTACTAAATTACCAGCAGCATCTTTAGTAACATCTGCCACTTCTTTTGTAAGACCATTAACAATCCCTTTTTCAGCCTTATACGAAGCTCCTAGTATTTTAGGAAACTGAATATAGTTAGTAGCTGTTAATAGAGCAGTGTTAAGAAGGAAAGAAGATGTACCTACATTTTCTGCCTCATTATTAATTTTTTCAAGATCTTCACCTGTTGGAGCAAGTCCAAAGTTTTGTGCTTTATATTCCTCTATTTTCTTTTTTCTAAATTCATTAGAATTATTATAAGCTTCAAATCCTGCCTCTCCTGTTGTAGCAAGTCCTGCAACAACAGCTCTACCACCAGCATTAAGACTATTATATGTAGATAGGTATTTATCAGAAATACTTTTTATCTTACCAAACATGCTAGCTCCTTTATCAGCAGCAAGAAGAGCCTCTTCTGTAGCCACTAAAGCTTCTGCAGATTTACCTGCTGCAAATAGTTTTGATGTAAGAGGAAGAGCTTTTAAAACAGAAGCATACACACCTCCAGATAAAGCAGCTCCTGCTGAAAATCCCATATTTTTAATAATGCCATCCCAGAAGAAATTAGCTGTAAACCATTTCTTAGGAGAGTACCAATCTGCGTCTTTTTCTTCTTTTGTATAATAGTTAGCCCATTTATCTTCAAGATCTTGATTAAATTCATCTAGACTTCTATTAAAATCATTATCATAAAATGATGAAAACTTTCCTGTTTGGGCCCAATTAGCCACACCATTAACCAATCCAGCTGTAGACTGTAAAAATGTGGTTCCTGTTAAAGCAAGTCCTTTGCCTACACCATTAATCATTTTGTTTGTCCAAGCTTGTCCTTGGGCATATAACTCTTCATTATCAACATTCCTAAATGTTTTAGGGTATCTCTTGGAAGTTTCTTGGGTGGAATAAGCATATTTGCTTGTATCTTCCATACCGAAAGCTTCCATTCTAGCTCTCTGAAGATCTTCTAAAGGATTGTTTCTATTCTCTCCACCAGACCCACTAGGTCCCACTCCTTGAGGAATACCCTCATCCAATCTAGCTAGACCTTCATTTTTAATATTATTTGCCCAATCTAAGAAGTTTTGATCACTCATTTTTTAAAGTTTAATCCACTAAGTGTTTTAATTGTTTGAAGTCTACCTGGAGTTAAGCTATTTATAAAAGACTGTGCTGCATCAGCAGATGGATATGCAACAGGGTATATATCTCCTGGATTTTTATCAGCAATACCTCTTACATTACCTTCTCCATCTTTTATATAAAAGTAAATATTATGTTGACCAAGATCATTAACTTTTATATCTGCTCCTAAAATATCTGTTTCTTGTCTTTGATGAAAGAATGATGGTGGATAATAAGCACCTGTATATGCAACAGGGTTGTTTGGATCTCCTGTTATAGAATTTGTTGTTCTGTTGTTTTCACTCCATGCAATTTTTCTATTAACATCTGAAACAGGGGCAGGAAGATTAATAACTGCTCCTTTTATATAATTTGCTGATCTTTTATCAATAGGTAATTGTTGTACTAAAGTGTTTCCATCATAAAGGTCTAATGTAAAAGTTTCTCCATAACTTCCAGGAGTTCCTCTATCAACACCAATAGAAACATTATACTTGTCTCTATCTTTTCCTGCTAAAAAGTTAGTAAATTTGTCAACATCTATTGTTCCTTTATAATTATCAATCACTTCATTAAGTCGTTGATTGACAGATTTAATTTGGGGCTCCTTAGCATCCTCAGGATATAACGAAACAACTAGAGGCTCATTGCCTAACATTTTTTGTTTTAACACTTTTGCTTTAGCAGATAAAACATTTTGACCTACACTAGATGTAATTAATTTACTAGTATTAAAAATCCTTTCTATCCCTTCTTCACTAACCCCCGCATCTTTTGCATAAAGTCTAACAACAGGAGAACCAATTAAACCAGGTATTCTATACGCTTGGCTACCAAATTTTTTTTCTAATTCTTCTTTAGCCTGTTTAGCAAATGCAGAATATTCCTGATTTTTTAAAAAATCATTATTATAAACCAAACTAGCATTAAGAATATCTTTAGGTGTTATTTGAAAATTAAAATGTTTTTTCTCTTGAAAAGGCATCCTAGTTCCTCCTAATAAAACATCATCTTCACTTAATGATATATTAAAAGAAGGTAGGCCTTTCCCTAATTTAGTAAAATCTAAATTTTCTCCAGAACCTGCACTTAAAACATCGGGATGTTTATTCAAGTCTTTCACTTCATTTGAATAATCACTTAAAGCTCTTTGATTAGCTTCTGCTACAGGTAATTGTGTAAGAAGAGGTGTATAATATGGATTTTTGGGATTTTTTTGAATATCATCTTTAGCCCTATCATAAGTCCTATCTATATATCCAGGAGCATTTTTTTCCCACTCAGTAATATTTTTTCTTATATCTTCATCAGAAACAGATTTACCATTTGCAAAATTTATTGCTTTAACATAATTAAAGACAAATTGATCTTTTGTTTTCTTAGCACTTTCTTCTATTTTTTGTCCTTTTTCTATCCAATTAGAAAAAACTTCTACATCATTTAATGATTTTGTTAAATAGTCTGAACCAGGGGTTAAAGGTTTATCTGGATTATTAGGATCGTTTTTCCATTTTTCTTTATCTAAAGCAAGTTGTTGTTTAGAAATATCTATTCTAGACCATCCCTGTTTAATATTTTGTTGGTCTGCCCACCAATCTCTTTCATCTTTAATACGTTGTCTTTCAGCTTTCCAAGGAGCACTTTCAACATATTTTCTACTTATTGTTTCTGTTGTATAAGCTTCTGTGAATTTATTTTTTAATCCTTGTTCGTACACTAATGATTTCCATGTATCAAGATCACCCACTTGTCTGGCTCTCTGTATTTTTTCATCGCCATATTGTTTTAAAGTGGAAATATCATTATCTGTTTTGTCTATAAGACTTTGTATTAATTTTTTCTTTTCAGGATCTGTTTCAGAAGCTCCTTTAGATAGAAGATCTAATCTCTTAGATTCTAAAATAGAAACTCCTTTGTTCTTTTCTTCCTCATATTGGCGAACAAAATCATCTAATTTATTATATCCTCTATAATTATAAACACCACGCATAGCCATTTCTTGCTTAGCTTCTGGTCTACTCAAAACAGTGTCAATAGCTGCAGCAATTTTTTCACTGAACTTCCCTTGTTTTATTTCTTCTACAGCATATTCAGAAAGTATAGGAGCTCCTGCTTTATCGTATAATATTTTACCAGCAGGATCTGTTTTAAATACCTGCTGTGCTTCATATTTACTATCCCCTACAGCCTTTACAGCCTCTATAAGATTTTTTTCAATATCCCAAGAAGGTGTATATTGCCCTGAAAATTTTATTGGTTTTCCAGACTGATCTTTTAAATTGGGGTTTGATAAATAAGCATTCCTTTTAAGGTCATAATAATATCTTGCTTGTGGGGTTAGTTTACCAGCTTTTTCATCAGCTTCCATTTGTTTGTTCTGTTCTCTGTCATTAGCTGTTGAATATACAGCTGCTTGAACAAATGGATCTTTAACAATTTGTGTAGCCATTCCCCCTACAGAATTAACCAATTGTTGGTTAGAAAAATCCCCCGAAGCTACGGTTCTTAATTTTCCACCAAGTTCATTTAACTTAGACTTTAAATGTTCTTTATCTACATCCCTAGAAACGTCCATACCAGCAATATTATCAATATATCCCTGGATTTTTTGTACTCCTTGGTCATATTGTTGCTGTTTAGCCATGCCCACTTTAACCATAGCATCAACAGGAAGTTGTTGCACATAGGGGTTAAATGGTTGTATCTGTGTATCGGTAAATGAGGCCATATTATAAGAATTAACAAAAGTAATTTAAAATATTTTATATACCAAAAGATATAACAGTTTTTATTAATCTGGTATAATCGAATTAATTATAGGTTTTTAATAGCTTTTACAATAGATCCATTTCTAGATTTTATTTTAGCCCCATATTTCCCAGTGTCCTCTTTTGAAGATTTTTTAGTGTCCACAGTAGTGGGTCTAGCAAAAGGGTTTCCTTCTAAATTAAACTGTGCAGGATCATTGTAATTAATAGCCTGCCCTTTAGGTCCAAATCTATAATTATATAGATTTTCGTATATGCCTAATGTTTTGTTTTCTAATCTGTTTTTAGCCATTTTGTCAGAAATAGAACTAAGAGCTGCTTGAGCTTGTTGTTTTGTATTTGTTTTTGCTTGAGCTTGTCTAGTGTATTGTTGATCGTAAAGAGTTAGATTTTTTAACTGAGCATCATTTAGTGTTCCTCTGTTCCTATTATAAACACCTGCTCTTTCCGCTTGGTTCATTCTAAATTGATTGCCTAATACACCAGAATTAGCTCCGTATTTTTGAGCAGCTAAAGCTGATAGAGCAGCTGGATTATTTCTCACTGTCCTTTGAATTGCATTAAAATCTGCTTGATTAGCATTTAATTGATCCTGTAGAGAAATATCAAATGGTTGTTCTAGTAGTGGTTTGTAAGACTGGGCCTGAACAGGTTCTAATTGATTTGTTGCTAAAGCATATTGCTCTGCCATTAATTGAGAAGGATCTAATGGTTCTTGGTCTGTTGGTCTAAACAAAGGATTTAAATTAGATATTGCTGACTCTGCCAACCCTCTCCAGTTAAATTTTCCTTTTTGCTTTTCTTCAGGAACTGCTTTTCTAAAATCTATTGGTCCTCCTTTTGGTTCAAACCCTCCTAATGTTGGTCTTTGTCTATCAATAATAGTTTCTGCAGGAGTTCTTTTTATATCAATAAGATCGTTCATTATTTTATGATATGGGCCCACTTTCTTATCAGTAGCCAATCTCATAGCAATATTCTTTTTTTCCTCAAAAGTTTTGCCTTTTTTCAAAGCATTTTTTACATCCTCTGCATCTTGTCCACCATAGTTTTCTAAACGAGAAATAAGATCTCTAGCTTTAGTAGGGTTGTTAAAAGCTTCTTTTACTTTAGGAATCCATTTAGAAGAATAACTATCTTTATTCCAAAGCTCATTTCCAGAAACAGGCATTGCATTATAATCAATATATCCTGGTTGTTTTGCTCTTATTAAAAACTCTTCTGTACCATCTTGAGCTGTCTGTAGTTTAGCTCCAAACTTAGCTTTTTTAATTTGTCCTTTAGCAAGAGCATCAGACTCCAGTCCTAATTCTTCTGCTGTATCAAGAATTGCATTTTGCACTTGAGCTGCTGTTTGTTTTTTCTGAGCTATATTTTTTAATTTCATATCTGCACCAATTAAATTTGCTTGTAAAGCATTCATTTCTAATCCGTCAAAAGGAGTGTAAACATCTAAATTGTTCACTCTTTCTGTAGACTTATCTATAATTTTATTTTGTTTAGCTTCTGTTTTGGAAATATCATTAATGTAATTCTTAAACTTCTTCCCTTTAGCTTTTGGATCTTGTAAAGCTTCTACACCATATTTAGGGATTTGCATATTTCCATATACCACCATGCTTTGTTCACCACCATCTTCCATCTTAATAGCTGGTTCACCTCTTTCCACTTCTACAGGGTTATCGCCATATGTCACCCCTATACCAGATTGTCCTTTTCCATTTGTTTCCTCATGTGATTGTCCTCTGAACATCACAGTTTCTCCTGTTCCAGGGAGATATGGATTTTGAGAAATGGGTTCTGCATACCCACCCCAATGGGTTTGAAGCTCACCTCCCATTTGAAACTGATCTTGAGGGAATGTATAATTTTGTGTAATATGTCCTCCAGAGCGTAATGTATTCATTGTTCTATCTGGAGCAAAAAGATCTTTAACATCATATTCACCAAATTTAGCTAAGACTTGTGGTTGCCAATCATTTGATACATATCCTCCATCTTCCATGAAAGAAGAATATTGGTTTTGAATATTTTGTCCTGTTTGTTGGTAAGCAGCTCTTAGTGTATTATCTTCAGCTTGTTTTTGAAATCCTCTAAGTTTTTCTGCATCTTGTGCTCCACCTAAAGCATTTCCAGCAACACCTCCTAAAAGTCCCCCCACCATTCCACCAACGGGCCCAAAAAACGCTGTTCCTATTGCAGATCCTACACCTTTACCTATAGAAGCTTGGCCAGAACTTTGGAAATAATCTCCAAACTCTGCTGTAGGAATATGTCCACCATGTCTAAATTGTTTTACATCTGTATCATTTAAAGGCTCATATCCAAGATCATCATAAAGAGTACCAGGATTGTACATGTTTTGTATCTCTGTTTGGTTACCACCAATTTGTGCACCAAACTCAGCCGCTAAGAAATTACTTCCGCCACCATAACTAGGAGCCATTTGTTCTGGTTGTAAAATAGTATCTTCAGGTCTAACATATTTACGTCTCACTTTTTCTGGACGCATTTCAGCAGCTTGTGCTGTAAGACCTGTCACTTGAGCATATTGATCAGCTTTTTTAATATTTTGTTTCTGCTGTTTCATTTCACCAAAACCTTTCATTATATCTCCTGCAGAATCAACAAGGCCAAGCCCTGCTGCACCAAGCCCTTTTGCAAATCCTGCGCCACCTTTTCCTAAAGCTCCTGCAGGTCCTACATTCATAATTTTTCCAGCTGTTCCAGATCCTCCAAAAAGATCTAATGCTTGACTACCCAATTGATTACCACTCATTCCACCAAAATTTCCAGACCCTCCTGTAAATATACTACCAAGTCCACCTAGAATATTTCCTATTTGACCTGCTTGTTGATTATCAGTTCCTCCTTTAGCTCCTAATAAAGAACTTCCTATACCTGTTAAGGCATTCATTCCCATTTGGGCTTTTTTTATTTTCTTACCTGTTTTAGCCTTGGCCATATCATTATAATTTGTAAAGTTTGTTAATTGGTCTAATTTTTTTAGTTGACCTCTGTCTTGAATAGATCCACCGTCTTCCATTTTCTTTTTAGAATTCTTTTGTATAAATTCTTTTCCATAATAAGGAACACCCATTCTTCCATAATCTTCTGGTTTAATAAATACAGTGTCTCCTTGAGGTGTTTCATATCCAACAAAAGCTCCAGGACCATTAGCATAAGGTGTTGAGGCATATACAGGAGTTCCTTGATTATAATTAGTTTGGGGAGTAGAAATTGTTGATTGAACAACTGGTAAAGACTCTTGTTTAGTTTCTTCCTTTTTAATGTCTTTTTTTGGTTCAGATTTTTTATAGATAATAGGTTGTAATGGTTTTTTATAGATTAAGTTAGGGTCTTCTCTTTGAGGATATATCATATTTGTAGGATATATACCAGTATTCAATGATTTGTTTAAAAGATTAACTCTTTCTTTAAAGTTCTTAGGAGAACCATATGAATACCCAGACATCTCCTTAGTACTATTTATAGCTTCTATTATATCTTTTTTAGAGACTTTTGTCTTTCCCCAATTTTTATCAGGTTTATAATCTTTTACATCATACTCATCACTATTATACTCAACAAAAGCTTTTTTACCTCTATTATATAGATTTAAACTATCAGTATAAGCTCTAAGTCTTGAATCATTAGGATTGTCTGTAAATATAGGAGTGCGACCTCCTTTTTGCATCATTGGATATTCTATTACAGAATCTCCTTCATATACATAATCTTGGTTTGGATACATCATTTGTGTATCTCCTGTATTGCTTACACCTAAAACAGGATAGTTTACACCTTGCATGGTTATTTCATTGGAAGGTATTTCTGTTATTTTTCCTGGATGAGCCCATTGTCCTCTTGGGTCTTTTATTATTTTAGAGCCTTTCTTGCTTATAGTTTTTGGTCTGAAATCAAGACCTTCTTGATAGAATTTCATTTCCTTACCATTCTGCGCACTAGCTTTTGTTTTCTTAGCATAAGGACCATTACTAGGAGCAGGACTATTTGTACGTGCATACATCATTCCTACAGAACCAGGAAGATTGCCACCCATTTGAAACTGTCCCCCCCATGCAGGAGAATAATTACGTCCAATAGTGTTATACCCATCTCCTACAAAATTTGGAGATAGGTTAATAGAATAATCGTTATAGTTTAACTCTTTATCCTTTTTTACTTTCTTTTGTATAGGTTTCTTTGCCATTATTTATAACTAATTTGAGCAGGTGCCACAATAAATTGAGAGATTAAATGAGCATCAGCTCTATCATCTAATATATGTCTTATTTTTAATTCTTTAGCTCTTAATGGTTCCTTTTTAAAGCTTCTCTTAGAATAGTCCATATTAGGTTGGTTAATTATTTTATCCACTGATAAAGACTCACATCCTGTTGAGAACAAAGGTATAGATTTATTCTTCACTAAAGACCAAAATGTATTGTATTGGTAGAAGTTATCAGACTTAGTAAAAGTTATAGTTTTACTTTCTGCATTATATAAAGGATATTTTAAATACTCTTTTAAGTTGTTTTTTGGTTTAGGCACTAGTTCTAAAAGTCCTGTGCTCTGTTGACCATTGTATAAAACAGCTTTATTAAAATAAATATTGTTTATTTCTATTTTAGCATTGTTATTAAACACCCCATCTGGAATAGGAAGATATTGATACACTTTTGTATAATCCTTAACATTCTGTAATATCTCATCTTGAAATTGATAAGAAAATGGATATTCAATTACATACGGTTGTATATCTCCGTAGTAAATATTATAAATTAATGTATTAGTTAAATGTCTCCATAAAGAAGCTGTGTTTGTATTTGTAAATTTTATATTAGCCACCTCATCCAAATAAAGCTGTTTAACAGGAATATTAATTCTTGCTTTACATTTTCCTGTGGATTGTATTACAATAACAGTAACAGCATCATCAACACTTGCTGGAAACCCTGCAATAAGATTGTCCTTAGAAACATCAGTTCCCAATACATTCCCATAGTTATCTGAGATTGTAAAAGGACCTGTTCTAGTACCAGCCTTTGTTAATTTTATGAGTATTGTTTTAGACATTTATATATATTAAACTTTTATTTAAATTAAGGGGCAACATTTAAATGTAAGACTGCCACTCTTTGTCTAGTTTGTCCGTTAAACTGTGTAAAAGAACCTACAACGTACACTAAATTCTGTGCTTCATTTATTTTTATACTCCTAACAAAAGTTGAAGAATCTGTGTAAAATCCAGTGGAAATAGGCCAAGAGTTATCATATGTTCCGTTTGAATTTATTTTTACAATTCCTCCAGAAGTGTTGCCATTGTAACTTGTAAACTTACCTCCTATAACTATTTTACCATTAGACTCCCCACTTAATGCATATCCTAAATTAGAAGTGGATAGATAAGAACCAAATCCAGATCCAGCATTAGTTTTAAATGTATTATTAATTGTGTTATCTGTATTAATTTTAACAGGAACAATCCAATAATTTGGGGAGCCAGTATTATTTTCTCCTACCGTTATCACTGAATTATCAATAGTTTGATGTGTAACTGTTGGGTAAGCACTTGTACTAGGGTCTAAATTATAATTCACTATAAAACTTCCTGTGGAACTTATCTTAAATATTTTTGATATTACTGTTCCATTATAGTTATTAATATTGGCCCCAGTAATTATAATATCTCCATTATTTAAAACTTCTACTGAACCAGCCTCGTTATTAATCCCAGTGCCTGTTACTAAAGTGGTATCTATACCTCCATTTGTATCCACTCTAACAATACGATTGGCAGAAGAACCATTATAATTAGTAAATGCTCCTACTATTACTATTTTACCGTCAGTTTGAATATCAATATCTCTCACTTGTCCTGTAAATCCTGTACCATATACAAAAGAAGAATCTATTGTACCGTCAGAATTTAATCTAATTATACTATTGGCAACAGTACCATTATAACTTGTAAAAGCTCCTCCAACTAAAATTTTATTATCTGATTGTATTTTAACTTTATACACTCTTCCATTAAATCCACTTGTTAATCCAGTGAATGTTGGGTCAGGAACCCCTGAAGAATTAAATCTAATTATTCTATTATATGTAACACCATTGTAAGCAGTGAAATCTCCACCAACAACATAATTATTATTAGAATCATAATCCACTGTCCATGCGTCATTATTTAATCCTGTACCACTGTTAAAACTAGTGAGTATTTCAGCTGGTAATGTAGTGGTAGTAGTTGTAGTGCAACTTCCTTCACCATCTATTACAGTGTCTGGGCCAACATGCCAGCAAGTAGTTCCGTCATATATCCATTTATTATTAAATAGCAATACAGGAAATTCTAATGCTGGATCATAATAAACTGTACATCCTATTCCAAAACTACTTCCACAACTACTATAAACAGTTAATGATGAACCATAACATCCAGGATCTGGAATACAACCTTCATTATATCCAGCTATTGCTTCACAACAAGTGTCCTGTCCACCATAACCAACACAAATACAGTTACTAAGATCTGTTACAACCACTGAAGTAGTTGCTGCAACTGTATAAACACCGCTTAATACAGTGGTTACAGGAGCTGCTGTAGCTGTTATTATTGAAAAATCAGTAATTGTTCCACCGCTAACATTTGTAGATATACCATCAACTGTTATTGTAATAGTTGAACTATCAACAGGAACATTAAAACCCCTAAAATTTGAAGTATTCCACGCAGTGAATGTAGTATTCTCTTTCACTGCTAAACTACCACTTGATGGTGTATCAACATCTAAAGTTTGAAGGTTACCACTAACATCTGTGTAATCTATGTATAAACGACCATCAACAAAATATTCCCCTGCTAAATCTGCTTCAGATAAAGACCAATTTATTGTAGAAGGAGGAGGACATGTAAAGAAATTATACAACATTCCTTCTGGTCCAATTAAATAATAATTTGTACCATCGCTATAATATAATGTACCACCGTTAAAAGGAATTGTACATGCTGGATCAGTATAAAAAATAGTGAGATCTACTGTTAAACTAGATGTAGTGGTATAATATGTTGTTGTTGGGCCTTCAGGATATAAAGAACAAGCTTCAAACTCTGTTCCACCTGAAGGTCCTAATACTACAGGATAGTTACTACAATTAATTTCTATAGATTTTACCGTTATGTTAGAAGGATTGTTATGGTCTCTAACAGCAATATACCAAGTTCCATTATCCACCTCATCGTTTTGTAAATGAGTGACATTAAGACTAAACACTCCATTTATTGCTCCACTTTCACTAGAATAAGGGAAAGAGTTTATATCATATTCTCCACTACCGCCAGTAATATATCCTTCTGGATAAACTCCTGTAGGGCCCACTGAGATTCTTCCACAACCATTTCCTACACATATACAAGTGTAAACAAAAGAAAAATCAATTGGTATTGGAACTGTTGTAGTAGTAGTGGTTGTAGGAGGAAGTTCTTCAAAAGCAAGAGCTTCAAGATCGCATCCTCCATTTATTCCTGAATAAAAGAAATTATTTTCTGCTATGTAAAAGTTTGGAATATAACTGTGAAAGCTTACCCAACTTTTGGTGTTCATGTTAAAAGAAAGTGTCCAAGATTTATTACAGAAATAATTTGTATCAGACAGACTCACTACATCTTTAAATGTAACACCATTTACAACTCTTTCTACATAAAAATCTTTTGTTGCTTCGTCATATTTAATATTTGAACTTTGAGGAATATAATCAAATTTTGATATAATCACTCTATCAAACTTACTATCATACACTCCATGTAACCCAATTCCATTAAAGTGATTGTCTGTGTCTACTGTTGGATAGTATCTGAGTATTTCAAAAGCTAAATGATCCGTAAAAAACTTATTCATTCCAAGCCCAAAAGCAGAAAGATCTGATGCCTGGTTACCAGTAATTAAAAATATTTGTCCTCTTTTAGCATCAACAGTAATTTGTCCTTGAGGAATTTTTAATAAAAATTTATTTTGACTTCCTACATATCCAAGATCTGTTTCAGCAAAATCAATTGGAGGAGCTGATTTAAATAATGTATCATTACCTAAATAAGCTGCTTGTGGATTGCTTGTTTGTACAGTAAGCATTGTATTGTAAAGCAAAGACTTGTTTTCAAATCTTGCTAATACAGCTTTATTTTGAATACCATCTAATGATGTTAGTTTACCAAAATTTTGTGGAAAATCAAAATAAGAAGTTGCACTATAGTTCAACCAGTTATTCACTCCTGAGTTTGTAAAACTCTCCTGTTGATCAGAATATATTGCCCTGAAAGGAAAAGTTGTAAAACACACTTTAGGTTCCCAGTTATTAGGAAGATGCGAAAAAAGATTTTCCTTGTTTTGTTTTGAATATGTTACGTTGTAATAATATGTATTATCTTGAGCAATAGGTACAACTGACTCTTGTAGCCAGTTATCAGGAATACCTGTACTTACATGTGGATAAAAATCTCCTTCTTGGTTGTTAAATGCTTGTCTAAGGTCTACGTTAATAGAAGATTCCACATAAAAGTATGGAATACCATAAGCATATAAATACATTTTTCCATCATAATAAGTTCTATTAGGATTTACAACAACAGGAGGCCCAGGTGTTGGTGCAGGAAGTTGACTATTAGGGCAATCAAAATTGTGAGCTTTAATAGATATAATATTCTTCATTACAGTGCCTCCTGTTGGAGTGTAGTCACTAAGAATAGATCTAGAAGAAAACCAATATTTAGGGTAGGCTATATTTCCCACCTCATCATAAAATATATCTGAATCATCTGGAGCATTCACTCTATCATCTATAAATAAAGGAAGTTTAGTTTTAAAAGCAAACTTTCCTATAAAAGTGTCCCCACCAAAAACTGTATCTATTGAAGGCTGCCCATTAAGAATATTATCTATTTCTATATTTCTTTGGAAACCTGTATCAATTGTGTCATATGAATATATTTGTCCCCATTGGTTAACAAATATATTTTTCATTGATCCGTAATAAGAGATAACATCAATATGCCTTTCCTCGCTAGGAGTGGAACATTTATCATCATCAGAAGCTACAAATCTAGAATTATCTGTAAAAAGACTCACCCCTACAGGAGCAATAGAAGGACTTTTATCTGGAAATGGAAGAGGTGTTACAACATTACCATTTCTAGTTTCTATAGTTTTTAAAAATACAGAAGACTCTCTATTATAATTATTTATATTTATACCATTAGTTTCTCCTATAGCCTGTACTCCCTCAAAAATATACTGAGCAACCGCCAGAGGTCTTTGTTTCACTCCTACATTATTGATTATATCAGCACTATAATCATAGCTAGCAATAGAGTTAAAAGAATATGCGTAATTTCTTCTTGTAATACCGTTAATATAAATTTGTAGATAAGCCTGATAAGCAGTGAATAAAACTAAAGGATCTAATGTTCCTGTTATAGAAGCTATTTCTGTACTAGAGTTTAATGCATCCTTTTGAGCCTCTTTTGTTAATAATTTATATAAAGCATGTTCTCTAACTTGTACAAAATGAGCCTTTCCGCCACCAAGAATAATATTTTCTAATTTAAGGACATTCCCTAAATAAGGTTGTCCAAATAAAGTTTCTGGAGAATTAAACACATGTCTGTATTTAGAATCATCAGAAGAAAATCCCTCTAATTCAGGTGTAATGTAATAATCTGATAATGGTATAGTGGTAGACTCTGTAAATGTTACAGTGCCTGTTAAAGCTATTGGGGTGGATAGAGATGTAATTGTAATAAGAGTACCAGCAGTCATGTTAGCTGTAATAGGTGTATTTGTGTAACAATCTGTATATTGATATGTACCACTTACACTAGGTGTGCCTGTATACACCTTACACTCATCTTTGTAGGCATTACTTTTTGAAAGTATAAAAGGATCTTTTCTAAGATCGTTATATGGGTAGTTTGGATAATAATAGTCTGTCCCCTCTCTATTGTATTTCCCTACATTCCTTAATATCCCTTTAGATATAATGGATTTGTTTGTACTTCTATCTCCTCTAACAATTTTAAAAGCAACAATACTTTCTTTTTGTTCTTTTGTTAAATTAGATGTATATATTAATTGAGAAACTTGTTGAATATCTATCCTCACTCCTATTGGGAATATAGCATCATTTTGCATCACTGGTGAAAAACCTGGTCCTAATGAATAAACAGGACTTTCAAATATAGGACTAACTAATACATCAGGAAACTTATGGTGCCTAATTGGTTGATCTGCTAATTCACCCCATACATCTATATTACAAGGATATTTTTCTGTAGATTCCCAATAAGCAAACTCTCCATATTGATATGGACCTTTATATGTAATTTTATTTAAAGCTGCTAAGTATTCAGGATTAAAACCTGTAACAGATGCTGTATTATAAATTTTCCAATAAGCACTATATCCTACACCACCAGATTCAAATTCAGGGTCTCCAACAAAATCAGGGTTTGTTGTAGGCACTAATGGTTCAGAAGTTTCATTAAATGTAATAGCTCTTCCAGGAATATGAAACCCATCTGTTTGTTTTCCATTTTTTAATAAAAAAACAATTTCAAATGCATACACTTCATCCCTTAAATATCCTCTATAATTAGTGGCATTTAACTCATCAGCGTATGTTTCAGTGTTAGGAATTCTATAAGATTGCCATTTAAGATCTATTTGATTAGCAATTTGTTGATAGTTAATTCTATCAATAGATGTAAGACCGTCCCACACTAGTACATCCTGCACTGTTGTAAGATCTTCTGCTATTTCATAATAAGGAAATTTTTCAAAAATGTCATTAATTGTAAGTCTAATTTGTGTTACATTTTGACCAGTGTAGGTAATCTCTCTACTAACATTATTTATAAAATATGTTCCAACTAATTCTACGGAAGAAATAGCATTAACGGTTTTTATCACTGCTAAATTAAAATATTTAAACAGTCCTGATATATCTAAATTAGAGACATTAATTACAATAGATCTTCCCACCGTATAGTTAAAATTTAATGTAGTTTTAGCTGCATCAAAAATAGGTGTTGGATTAGTAACAGAATAATATGATGTATATGAATTCCCATTAGCATCACAATATTGTATTGCAAATTGATATGTTCCAGCTTGCAACTCTCCACCTGTATTAATATCCACCACTTCTAGTTGTGGAATTTCAAAGTTGGGTTGAACATTTAATTTATTACAATCTAGTTCTTTTGTTTCTGTTATTCCACATAAATTAATATTTCCACCTAAAGCTATTGGGTAGGATAAAATATATGGTATGTTTTCAATATCTAAATATCTTCTTGGATTTAAACCATCCGTCCAATAAATTTCAGTGGTACAATTAGTTATTTTATGTACCACTTTATGAATAGGGTTGTCTATATTAAAATTTAGACAAGTGGCAGATACTAATGTATGGTAGGTACAATCATTATTATTCATATACCCAATCTCAGAAGCTCCTGAAGATGGATTTGTAAGAAAGAATATATGTTTATTTTTTTCTGGAATAAAATGTGTCCCAATAAGATGATAGTCTTGGGGAAAGTTTAAGCATAGTTCATTTCCTGGTTCATTTTGATAGTTAACACTGTCACTATCAAAATTCTCTATAGTAGCATTAAGAGCATAAGAAAGCTTACCCTTTGCTATTTGATTAGCAGAGCTATCCATATCAAGACCAATTCTTGCTAAGTTATACTCTTCTCTTATATTACCAGCGGATTGATTATTTTCAGCCATTTATTAAACTTTTCTGTTTAGATTTTTACCCATTTCTTCTCCAACCATATCTAGTCACCCTATTAGGTAACTCATACATATTGAATCTATTTAAATCTTGTTTTATTCTTCTCTGTTTAGCATAAACATCTTGCTTTTTTATTTCAATATCTGCCATTATAAATGCTTCATCAGACAGTTGTTTGTAATAAACAAGTTTAGATTGAATCTGTTGGAATGTTTCATCGGTTAACTGATTAGATAACATTTCAAACACTTTGTATTTAATAAAAGCCTCAACGTATTCTAATATACGATAGTTATCTGGAATCATTTGATTTCCATTATTATCATATTCTGTTGCATAAAACAATAAATAAACTACACCATTTCTAAAATTGGTAACAAATTTGTTATCCCTAATATCAAACGAATCTGCAGAAGAAGCCCCAATATTTCTACAATCCAGAGAACAATGTTCTTTAACAGAGATATTTCCTGGTTTTAATAAATATTGTTTGTGGTAGGAAACAGCCACCTGATTATTTGTTTTGTATACAGCTTGAATTAATTCAGGCATGCACTCTCCTGTACAATCTTGATTATTACAATCAACATTTGTACAACCAGCTCCTCCGTGTGTAACAGGACTCACTTGAATAGTGGTTTGAGAAGCAGCTTGAGAATAGAATGAATTAGCTGATTGATAAGGGTAGCCAGGAATTTCTGTACATAACCAAGCTTCTCTAACAGCATAAAAATTATCAGGTAGTCTTGTCTCAAAATCATGTATATGTAATAGTTGAGGAGTTATTACATAAGTTGTTCTTCCTAATTTTCTTAGACATTTATCTAAATATGTAGGAAATAAAAGATCATCTACAGCCCCAGTATCAAAATAACTTTTTAATTCCTCTTTTACAGTGGAATAAACAGATTCTGGAGATATAAAATTATATTTATAATAATAAGACATTTATTTTAAATTTTCCATGATTTGTAAATATGTTGATATTTTTCGTCAGTTTTTAAGTAATGAGACAACAATCTTGAGGTGACTCTTGTGGGTTTGAAATACCAGAGATATGAATGTTTTAGTCTTGTCGATTCTTTAAACCACACCCATCCAAAAAAATAACCTTCTGTGTGATAATTAAAATTATAAATTTTCTTCCCTTTTTCTTTTGTCTTTTGCCAATCAATAGGAAGATTTATATATTCTTTACCATTATAAATACTAACCTTTTTTCTTTTCTTTTTGTTAATTGAGAATTCACCAAATCCTGAAGGAAGTCTCCCTTTATCCCCTGTTTCTAAAATATATATTTTAAAAGACTCGTTAAAAGAATAAATAATATTCCTCCATTTATCAAAAGATATTTTTATGTCAGAGTTTTTTTTACAAAAATCAACATAATTTTCTTTACTAGCACTTCTCCATTCTACTTTTACTCTTGGCATTATTTTCCATTTGGTGCATTAACTGCTTGGCCATCTACATTATCATCTGTAAGATCTGTTTTAATTCTAAAGTATGTACCTAATAATTTTTGAGACGTAAGTTCTAGTACTTGTTTTTCCAAATAACCAGGACAACCATATTCTTTATCTAATGGATTTTTACAGAAATCTTCTGTGTTAATGTTATTTCTACAAGCACATTCGGAAAACATTATTTCATTTGGAACATCTTCTTCAAAAAAAGCAGCAATTCTTATAGCCTCTAAAAGAGGATTGTTTATATATAAATAACCGTTAGCTATCCAATAATATTGTTCATTTTTAACAATACGTAGTTTTAATAGATTTAAATATCTATTTATAGTTATCTCTTTAAATCTTTTTCCTTTTCCTCCCAAAGCATTTATAGACCAAACTCCTTGAATTAAATATTGATAATTTCCTTCAGAAATACGAGGAAGTTTAAATTTTGTTCTAGCTACGGTGCAAGGATCTTGGAAATCACAACATTCAGAAATGGGCACCTCCACTAACTCTAAACAAGGAATAGTGGTGAATAGTGTATCTGTAGCCCAAAGTTTTCTAAGATTAGTCTCTCTTTTAACAAGAAGAATAGTGTTGTTTTTTATCTCAGAAGCAATAGCACGATCTGTTATCAAACTATCCGTTGATAACAATCTGTGCATACTTCTTACGTCAGAAACTAATTTTCTTAATGTAGCCATTTTTATATTCTTTCTTCAAATTCACCTATTCTACCTGTTTCAGTGTCATACATGGTAGCAATAGCAGATCTGATATTGTTTACATAATTATTGTCAGCATGCCATCTATCTGCTCCAGATAAAGAAGGCATTTGTTGTATTCTCACTCCTTTAATTTCTTTAGCCATATAGAAGTGTTTATCTCCTGTATGAACCTCTCTATATTTAGCATTTCCAAAACTGTAAGCATCTTTTCCTGTAGCAAATAACAAAGGAAGATCATCTATCTTACAATTTCCATGATGGTATCCTATAAATGTGTTTCCTAAAACAATACTTTTTGTTGTTGAGTGGTTTCTTTGAAAATGTATATTAGAGTCTTTTTTAAAAAATACTTCTAGTGCGTGGGCAAGATAAAAATCTTTAGTTCTATCATGGTTCCCTTGAACAAGAACAACATGCACTTCCTTCGCATTTTCATTTAAAAAAGATATTGCTTCTACAAGAACATCAAATCCAGCCTCATATTCACTAGCATAATCTGCTATCACATCTTGGGGAGTACCGTTTGTAGTTTGGTTTTGATAATTATCTGTGTGGAAAAAATCATTACCAATAGGAAGTACTATTCTATCTATAGTTGAAACTGCTCTCACTTTCCCTATCAAATTCTTTACCATTCTTAAAAAAAGATTTTTTCTCTCTTTTAAACAATTTGGACCATCTATCACTTGTTTGGCCAAATGAAAATCTGCAATAGAAATTTCTACATCAATATCAAAAAGATGTACATGATTAGATTTATCTAAAGGAACGTAAGATGGTTTATAATTATTTAAAAACTTTGCAAAATCTTCTGGAGTGTAATCTTTTGGTGCTTTTATTTTGGAAAAAACAGAAGATGTAAATTTTCCATTAGGAAGTCTTTTAGACCAATAGTTGGTTATTACATATTTGTCTAGATTAATTTTATGTAATTTGGCAAGTTCTATATCATTCTTAGGCTCAAAATCTACAACTATTGTACTTTCTGCTGTCCCTTTTTCTATATTAACCTTTCTAAAAGCCTCATATTTTTCATTAGCGTCTGTCAAAACTTGAGGAACAGACTCTTTTTCTTTTAATTCTTTTAACAATTCTGCCACTTCTTCTTCTGTAATTCCTAGTTTATCCGCATAAAAAGCTTTGGATTTTTTCCAACTTAAAAGTTTTTCTAATTGAAATAACAGATTTTGATTTTCTATCATAAGTAATAATTAGTTAAAATTAGTGTAAAGATAGGGATTTATTTTTATATTTACCAAATTAATTTAACTAATCTAGTTATATAGTTTAACTAAAATGGTTATAAAATAAAACCCCCCAAGAAAAATCTTGAGGGGAGTCCCGAAAACCAATAAACGAGACTTTTAACAATTTATAATGGAAGGGTTGTAGATGTGGTAGTTGTAGGTACACAAAATCCTGTTAATGTACAAAAACTCTCTATAAGATCTGTATTTTGAAAAATCATATATAAAGTTTGTCGTGCTATTGTATAAGGATCTAAGGTATTATCTAGTTTTTCCAAAGCTACAACAAGACTATCTCCTGTATCCACCCCTGAATTTGGTAAATTAGGGCCATTATATTTAACATCAGTGGCAGCTATTGGATAGCCTTTAAACCATCCATTATCACATTTTTTTGGATAGAAAGCATTCACTGTATTTTCAAAACAAGGTGTGCCTGGTAAACAAGACATATATTAATAATTTAAAATATTAAGGAATGTACATAATATAATAACAAGCTCTTACAGGCTGAATATTTCTATGCCCATTTCCACTTCCTGTATTTCCTACTGATACAGTTGTTTCAACTTCAATATCTGTATAAGCTTTTTGAGTGGTGGTAGCTGTAGATAAAATAGAACCAGTTCCTTGAACATTTTCTACTCTTGTAATAGGTCTTCCCTCGTTTGTACTATTGTCATCCCATTGTGTGTAATCAGACACACCCACTTTAATATCTGTAAAGTGGCCTGGATCTGTTACCACTGTATTAACAGTAGTAGAATGAGTATGGATAGGAAGCTGTGATGTAGAAAGTGCAATAGTGTTATCACCTGTTGCGTCTCCTAAACCATAATTTGGATTATCTGGATAAGCAGGGCTTACAGCAGGATCTAAAGCACCTCCAGGAACTAAGGCAATTGCTCCAACAGGAACTCTTCCTCTCATATCTGGTGTACCATTTAATCCATTACATAAATACACTTTATCCCACCCTTGTGCTTCAAAACCAGCTCCTGTAGAATCGAAATAGCTTAGTGGCCCAAAATACTGCATCATAGTATAAGGAACCATTTTTACATATTGCTGTGTACTTCCAGTTTGGCTGGCTAGATAAGCAGCTATAAGACTATTAAGATCTGCAAGTTTTACATAATTTGTATCTACGTCAAGAGCTAATGCTTCAAGATCAACACCGAATTCACATAGTTTTGTTATTACAGCTTGTAACACTTGAGCAGTGGTTGAACTAGAAGTCACTCCAGATAAACAATCTACATCATATGTAGGGGGAATAAGTGCTGTATTAATTACATCCACCTGAGATTGTAAGTCACATGCTGCTTTTACTAAAGCTGTAAAAAGATCTACAATAGTAGGAGTACCGCATTCTGGGAAACAAGGGGCTAAATACTTAGTGACTAAGATGCAATAAGCACTTGGATCCACTGTAATATTTATACCTGTTCCATCTAAAAAAGATATTATTTTATCAATTAAAATTTGTTCTACAGAAAGAAGTGTATCTCCTGTTTCTATAGCTAAAATAGGAACATTTTCTCCTGTGTATCTAACACATCTGTCGGAAATTGTTTCTACACAACCGTTATAACAATTTGAGCAACTCATTATTTGATTTATTTATGAATTAATATTTTTATTTTACTAGCTATCATAGCCACTGTATATTTGCTTGCATAATCAGGATTGCAAAACTTATATGTTAAAATTCTTTTATAATTTAAAAGATCCCCTATAGCAACTTCTGGGATACTATTGTTTAAAGAAAAAACAATATTATTATATTGATCTTTTGCTAAATCTGTTAGTTTACAATCAATATCAGTTAAAAGTACTGGTATAGTTGTACAATCAATACAATTGGTTAATCTTGGAGATAACATTTTTTATTCTTTTAGTGACTGTTTTAAGTTTATTGTTACAGGCTGAACACAATCCATTTATTAATTGACAGCCACACCCCACTTTTAATCCACAATTACGACAATTAGCCATTTTAATAAAAATTATTTATGTAATTATTACCAGAACAACCACAATTTGATTTAATAAAATTGTTTAACATTTTGTCAGCCTGACGATATAATTTATTTGCTACATCTACAGCACAATTGTTAGCAGCAGCTATAGCCCCCTGTATAAAATAATATATACTATTTAATTGCACTTTTGATTGTGTTTTAATAGCAAGATCACATTCCATCATATCCAACTTCATAAAAGCACTATCAAATTTCTCCTGTAACTGTTCTACACGAATAATTGTTCTTGTGACATTGTTTTCATACGCAGGAGCCACCGAATATGTTAAAGTGTAAATACCATCAGGAATAGGTAAAAGAGGATCTCCTACAACGCTAAGTCCTAAAGAAGCTGAATTAAATACATTAAAATCATTTACATTAAACGGTAAAGAAACTATACCAAACCCAGGCACTGTTATTTCAATAGTGGGTGCAGTTACATTAGGAGGATCGGTGGGATATGTTGAAGCATCCGCAACACCAAGAGTTAGTGTATTGTATGTTGGAATAACTAATATATCTAATTTTAAATCTGGCATATTCTTAAAATAAATAGTGCCAGAGGATTTGAGATTCATCCTCTCACCCTCTGGCACAGGTTATATGATTCTACTTACTAAGGAGTTAAAGTGGTAGTAGTTGTAGTTGTTGAAGGAGCTACAGTGGTAGTACTTGTAGTTGTGATACAAGTGTTGTTATCTACAACAAGTCCTAAAGCAGCTTCAAGAATTGTTTCGATTCCAGCACTTTCACCAGGACCAGCAGCAATTATTACCATGTTATCTTCATGGATGTAATCACCCCAAGTGTATCCTGATTTATCAAACTCATTAAACTTAATGTAGTAGGTATTATAGTTTGTACCATCTACAACCCAGCTTTCAAAGTTTTCGTTGTAACCAACCATTCTGTATAAATGCTTCAAGTATCCAGCTTGGTAGCTATAGAAATTCTTTTCAAGTTGTTTAATCTCTTCAGAAGTTCCTGTAGCGTAAGAAGCACGTTGAACAACAACAGCATTTGCTACAATGTTACAATTGTCTGCAACAATAAAGTCAGCAGTGGTAGCAGGACCAGAATAAACGAAAGTACGGAAGTACATTCTGTCATATTCAAAAGGAAATGCAGCAACATCACAAGGCTGGCCATACTTAGTAAGAGGCTTAGCAGAGATGCGTAAAACAGTTCCACCTACATTCTCAAATGTGTAGAAAGTGTTGAAGCTAATGTTATCAGGGTTGATACCAGGAGCAGATGCAGTTAATTTCACAATAAACTGATCAATTAAAGCTGATGTATCCACTGTATCACAAGGATCAGCACCACAATCACAACAAGGAGCTTGTACAGTCACTGAACGAGTGAAACCATTGAAATATAATGTATCAATGTAGCTAGAATGTGCACGCAATGTAAGCGTTACAACATCACCACATTTTACATTAAAATCAGTAACATCAGTGATCTGAGTTGCTGGAGTAGGACATCCTGATACTTTGTACCATTCTGTTACATTGGTTCTACAAGAACCTTCTAAGCAACCAGCAATTTTGTCTGAACGTTTACTGCCCTGAAGGTAAGTATTCACTCTACCTTGAGCTAGATAAAAATAAGGTTTATCAGCAATATTTCCAGCATTTGCAACACTGTAATCGCTTCTAAAGATACCAAATTGACCTGCGGTCAAATCTTGTGTGGATGTACCAGGGCTAGGTAGTGTATTTCCTACTGGAACCACAAAGAGCGTAGTTAATGAAAAATCCGCCATTTTATTTTAATTTAAATTGTTGACTATTCGTTTGTTTGTATTCTATATTGAGCACTCTGCATTGCTGCAGCATTTTCTGTGTACATAGCAAGATTTTGTACTGTAAGATCTAGAAGTTCATCCTCCAGATAAGTCTCAAGTTCGCAATCTTGATTTATTGATTCTTGGCCATCAAATTTTATATATCCTTCTTTATCAATATACACTGGGTATCTCATATAAGAAATGTATATATCCTTTGGTGTAAATGTTCCGTCTGTGAATATAGAAATCTCATCAGAGGATAAAAAATTAAAAGTTTCCTGATATTCAAAAGATGGTTTATAGTGATCATTGTTTAAAATTAAAGAAAGGTCTCCGTGTTTAGCAAGATCTCTATTAATCCATATTTTTCTATCTTTACATATTCCCTTGTCAGCTATGACATAACTATCAACATAGAACATGTATTTTGGATCTAATTTATGAATATCAGCTGACCATTGATTTAGTTCAATATTTTTGATTTTTACATCAAGTTTGCCCTTGTTATAAGGTACTATAAGACTCTGTAAATCTTCATATCTCTTTTTAAAAGAATCTAATCCAAGTCCAGAAACAGTACTAAATCCATCAACCTTTTGTTTAATCAGCTTTATTTGAGCTTCATTTAAAGCTAATATTTTATCTTCTAAAGGAATCTCCTGATGATCATTTGTTGATAGTTTATTTAGTTTCTGATCAATTTTATATAATAAACTATCTACGGGTATCATACAGAAGCTAATTTTTTAGTTTTTACTTTTTGTTCTAGTGTAATCAATTCATCTTGATTATCGTCATCAGCAAGGAATTTAACTAAATCGTCTTCATCTTTTGCCACCTCAAATTCACCTTCGTAAATTTTTCCATTTGCCTTTGCTCTATAAATCGAATGGGTAAGGGCCTGTTTAACAAGATCTTTAATGTGAAGAAGATTTTCCTTCATATCTGCAAATCTATTAAAAACTTCAACTGGTGTTAATCCTTGGTATTTACCTGTTTTGAACTCTGTTTGTTTTAAAACATTATCTACAAGATTATATACCACTTCTTCTTTGGTATCATCTGTAACTGGAAGTCCTAACAATCTAGCCACCTTTTTCTTTTTATCTGGTGTCATAGAGTCAAACTTAACAATTGCTTTGTTGATAAGTTGTTTCTTTTTGAATATAACAGCATTTTCAATCTCATCATCTGCTACATAAAATTGTGTTTCTGCAGCAAATTCTCCTCTTTCCCATGCTTGATAAGAGGATGCAATTGTAGGATGTACTCTTAACCATGAGAAAGCTAATTCTTGTAAAGGTTGTGCTAAATCAAAATAGTTATCTCCATCTAACAATTTTACAGGTTGAACATGTAAAGTGTCATCTGTAGATGTAGACAATCCATAGTTCCAGAAACTAGATCTAGACCCTAGATTAACATCTCCAAGAGCTGCTTCAAGTTTTGTCTTAAGAGCTGTTACACGTTCAACTTCCATCTCTCTTTCTAAAGGATCAGAAATTCTACGAATATAAGCAGCATTAGGATCAAGCCCTGTTCTATATTGTCCATCAAGTTCCTTATAAGGATACTTAAATACACCTGTACCAGGAATCCTTGTCATACCTTTTTGAGAAAGCCCTCCCTGCATTGTTTGCAATTGAGAGTTGTTGTAGTCTTTCTTAATAGTTGAAATTTTGCCTATCTTACCCATATGTAGTTTTTATTTGGTTTTTTAGCAGATGGTTCTCATCGAAGAGTATGCTGCTGGGAGACACCCCAACACATCCATCTGTATTTTAAGAAGAGCTCCCCCACCCTGAAGTGGGGGGCATTCTCTTCTTGAATTTATGAGCTTCTTTTGGAAGCGGTCTAAGAATACTATTCTTAGAGGAGGAATCTAGAATTGTGGTATTTCCTCAATTAAAACGGTACGAGATAAATCTTCGATGAATACATCACAACGATCTTTCATCCAGATTTCGTAACCAGGGAATTTGTTTGCAGAACTCATACCTTGAGACTTAGCAAAACCTAAGTGGTGACGAGTACCATCAATATATCCCCAAGTCATAGAAGGTGCACCCTTCATTCTCACTTCACGAATATTATTAATCATAGAACCATCAGACATTGGAGACACATCAAACACCATGAATACTGGAGTGCTCTTTTTGTTCTGACCAAATTCTAAGTTTGATTGAGGAAGATCTAACTCTTTTAAGTGAATTAGTTCAACACGACCAGTCTCACGAGTAACCATTGCATCGAAAGCAAAGTTGTAAGTGATGTGTTGACCTTCTCCTTGCATATAACGATTTCCAGAATCAGCCATGAAAGTAAGACCACTATTCAAAGCGTCATTCTTTAAAGCTTGTTGGAATACATCAAAACCAGCTTCGTTAGTGTACATTTTAACCTTACGGTCTTTAACATCCACACGTCTGTAGAAAAGATCTCCAAAAACTGAACGGATTAAGTTAGCAGAGAACTCACCACGGTTGTATTGTACTAAGTTACCGTTGTTACGCATTCTGTGGTAAACACCTGCAGATGTACGCTTCAACTCTTGCTTAGAACCGTTTGTTTTCACTGTACCTGGTTTGCTCCAAATCATACGCTTAACTTTCAACTCAAGCATAGATTTACGCATCCAGAATTCAATAAATGGTTCCCATTTAACATCATTACGAGTTAAAGGAAGTTGATTTCTACGTTGAGGAGCATATACTAAAATGTCTAGAGGCTTACCAGAAGCATCTCTCATCATTTTGTCATCAGCCCACTCAGTGATTTTGTGCTCATAACCATATGCAGAACCTAAAGATTCAAACATAGTGATTTGCTCACCTAAACGAGGAAGACCTAAAAGATCTTGATCAAATTCACCAATAGCTGCATCAACTAATTCCAATTCAATACCAGTCTGTAAGAAGGTAGAGCTTACGAAATCAACTGTTGGGTTGTCAGTTACTAAAGTGAAAGTGTAAAGGTAGCCCATGTTCCAAGGAACAGGATCTTTAATTACGTAGAAACGAGGTCCATACTGACGAGATCCTACAGAAACAATAGCGTTCTTAGAGAACTCATTTGTGTCTAATACAAGAGAAAACTCTTGGCCATCAATACCAGGCTTGCTCAAATTGATTGTGCTATCTGGAACATCAATGATTTTAGGAAATTTGTAAGGAACTTGTACTTGCCACTTCCAAGCATCACTGTTATTGTCGATGTAATAAGGAGTGCTCTTATTAATCATATCCAAAAAGTCATTGCTGTACAATGAGCTCTGAGTGTATAAGCTGATGATTTTTTTATCATAATCAGCAGGCTCAGTTGAGTGAAAGCTTTCCAAGTGGTTAGAATCTGTTAATTTACCAACAGCACGTTTGTCCATAGAGGCCACACGAGCATAAGTAAATCCAGTTAAACCTGGAATAGTTTGAATTGCCATTTGTGTTATTTTTTAATTTAAATGTATAAATTGTTTATTGAAACCATGATGTTGTAGCACTGGCTGATTTCCCTGTTTTAACAGCAGATTTTGTCACCTGTCTAGCCACTTCACCAAACAATTCATTAGACTTTTTGGTGAGGCCTGTTTTTTGTATTGTAGATAACATAGGATCTTTTTCTAAAATTTTTAATAAAAGACCCACTTTAACTTTCATTTCGTGGTTTTCTGGTCTTTTTAATTCTAGAATTGTTCTGTCAAAATCTGTTAAAGTTTCGCCAGAAGTTGTTTTATACTTATCTACTAATAGGAAATCTTGTAGTTCACCAGCCAGTTTTGGGTTAATTGGAATACCGTCAAACTCTTTTGTTTTCACTTTATCTTGCAAAATAGTTTGAACGTTATTATAATATTGTTGTTTAACCGCTTGTTGTTGTTGTAATCTTTTTTCGTTCTCTTGCTCCATTTGTTGAAGCTTTGCTGATTCTTTTTTTACTAGTACTTTGTGGTGTTTTGCAGCTACAGTCTCAAGATCACCATAGTTCTTTAAACGCTCCACTTCTGTTGTAACATCTTCAGGATCAAATCCTTGATCAGCTAATGCTTGTTTAATCACTGCCACTTGATTAGCTTCCTCTGAAAGATCTAGTTCAGCAAAATTTTGTATATTATTATAAACACCAAAATATTCTTTAGGATCCACTCCTTTTACAAATATGGCATCAAATGCTTGTTGATAGTCTTCACCAAATTGACCAATGAAGTTATTTACCACTTCAATAGCACCTTTCTTTTTCTCTGCATTAAACCTTTCTAAGAATTCTTCTGGGGTAGAAATTGTTACATCATCATCTTCTCCATCTTCCTTAGTAAATACACCAAGTTTGAATAAGTCATTAGATAATGCTGTAAATTGACTAACCTCTTCAGACTCTTCTCCATCATTGTTGTCAGCCTCTTCTGGTTTTGCAGGAGCCTTAGTAGGAGGCTCATCACTATCTGTTTCTTCTTCATCATCATCTCCACCTAATAAAAAATCCTGTAAAGACTTTTTAGTCTTTTCTTCTGTGTCTTCTTTAGGAGATTCTTGTTTAGGTTTATCTACAGTAGTTTTGGGGGAAGCAGGTTTTGGATCTTCCTCTTTAATATCTTTAATATCATCAGGATTACTAGTGGAAGTTTCTGCACCCATAAGATCATTAAGTAATTCTGCATTACCCAATCCCATTTCCATAGTGTTCTCAATCCCAAAATTAAAAGATGGACTATCTAGATTTTCAGCCATATGTAGTTTTTTAGTTGGTTTTCAGATGTAAAAGTATATTATATAAACTTAATATCAAAGACTATATGATGTATATGGACCATTTTTGCTGATAATATAGCATTAATCATTTTTACTCTAATCAAGTTTATTTGTTATTGTATCATTTAATATTCTAAAACTTCTGATAGGAGCAAGGTCTGTTAGTGTCACTTGTTGTATTTCCACTCCCCACTTCTTTGCTTCCACTCTCATTTTTTTAGTGAGAATATTATCTAATTCAACATCTGTGCATTCATCAAGAGTCATAGACATAATAACATTTTTTATAATACTTTGTGACATATCTGCTATAGCATCTTGAGCATCAAACACTTCTAATAAAAATGTCTTTACATCTGCTATTTTATATTTAATCACCCCCTTGACAACAATGTTTTGTTTGTCCTTAGTATATAAAGACTGGGCAGAGAGGCTTAATGTGGTGACAACAACATGCTGTACAATCACTTCATCCACTATAGGTATTTTAAAATAAAATCCTGGATATAGATTTTTTCTATATTTACCAAGTCTTAAAAGGACAGCTTCTTCATAGTCCCTAATAATGATGGCTGGGGATATTTCCAGCCACCATTGTGTAAGAAGGTCTATTAATTTATCAAACATTATTTTTTAGTTTTTGCTCTACCTTTTGCATTTTCTTTTGCAATAGCAAGATCGTTTGCTTGATTTTCCCTGGCCACTTGAAGTTTTTCTCTTTCCACTTGAAGTTTTTGGTTAGCCAATCTGTTCTTAGCATTTATATCTGCCATTTTAGTTTCGTAGTCTTTAGTGGTTCTCACTTGTTCTGCAGCCAGTCTACTCATCTCTAAAACATCTGGTACAGCATTTTGATTTACATCTTCGCTCTCCACTTTACCATATCCTGTAGCAGAAATGATAGCAATTTTCTCTTTAGATAGTCTATCAAGTTCTTTTTGGTAATCATCGTGAGCAAGTTTTTCTTCATGCTGCTGTTGGGCCTGTTGAAGGGCAGCTTGAGCTTGTTCTTGCTGTTGTTCCATTTGCTGCTGCTGCTGTTGCATTTGTTGGTCTTGCATTTGTTCCTGTCTTTCTTTAAGCGTCTTAAACACTTTCTTCATCTGTCTAACAGAGTTTGTAGAATACAACTCAATAACATCATGAAGACTGGCACCATTTTGAAGAGCAGCTTGAGAAAGACTTCTAATCTCATTAAACAACTTCTGATCTTCTGGTCTGTTAGTTAAAAACACTTTAATATCTCTAAACTTAAGATCGGATCCATTCACCTGAACAAAAGCAGATTCTCCTTCAGAAGTGATGTATGATAGGGTGGATTGTGGTTTTTTACTTTCTACATATAAAGCTGCGTCAATGATTGCTTGATATAGTTGGCCCAATACATATTCATGGGCTACAAATAATGGCTCTGTCTGGGAATAAGATTGAGTAAGTGCTGCATTAGTTCCTGTAGCAGATTCACTTGCAGATATAGAACCCATTCTTTGTCTAGACATACCGATTAATTCCCAACACTCAGTTTTAAGTTGCATAGCAAGCTGATAACGAGATTGAATTTCCTGTGTACGTGTAAGATCTATATCTCTAAACTGGTTAAAAGAGCTAGGAGATTTTAAATTCTCAGGACTATCATCTATAAAAACTATACCCCTGTTTCTTGCTTCCATTTCCCAAACATCTAAAGCATCCTGCGCATCCCCATCTTTTGGAATAGGAACGTGTCTTATGGATGTTAAATACACTTTACCCACTTCCTTTTCAAGAAGTTTATAAAGCTGGTTCATACAAACATTGTACAGCACTTGGAAAGGTTTCATAAGGTCTACTAAAGATTTAGCCTCTGTATTTTTCACCTCATGAATAGTTCCTATTATAGGACAATAATTTAATAATTTGTAAGGTTTTATATGGTAGATGTCTGGTCCTATCTTTATTCCTTGATACCATTGATTAATCCATCCCCATTCTAAAGACTGCTGTGTAGGAATTGTGTTTGATTTATAATTTTCGTCTACAAGCATAGATTGCTCATTTCCCATCTCATCCAAATAAATCAACTTACCTATTTTCTTTTTAGAAATCCAATATGCCCTAACCACCACATATTTGTATCCAAAAGAAGACACATTTGATGTAAGGCCTAAGAAATCTTTTAATCCATCATTGTTTTCTTTCATTTCACTTTCTATAATCATACGTGTCTGAAGAACAGCAGGATCATAAGTGTCATATTGAACAGAATCTATACCTGGAGCAGCATCAGGATTTCCAAGGTTGGATTCACGCACATTAATTAATCCGTAATCTTGGAGAGATGAACGTAAATGATCTATCTCTTCCTTAGTAAGATCTGGAATACTTTCAATTATTTCGGAGAGTTCCATCACCTGCACTATACCAGCAGCATATGCTCCCTGCGCTCTTCCTGTAGGATCTGATATATATTTTCTATCTGGAGTGGTAAGAAACCATGTATTTTTAGGATTGGCCACTTCTATATTAAACCCAAGTTTTGAATTATCCTCATATATATGATAGAATTCTCTAGCAGATATAAGCATATCTCTAAAAGCATCTTCACTTTTTTCTTTTAGAACAAACTCGGCTTTTTGGCATGTAAGAATATGATTGGCCCATTTTTCAGCTATAGATGTGTAATTATCAAGTTCATCCTTTACATCATCCATTGTCATTTGTTGAAGCTCCTCTTCCCCAAGTTCTTGTCCTTGGAGGGAGGCTTGTTCCATTATCTTTTGTTTAGCCTGACTAATTACAAAATCTTGTAATATCTTAGTTTTAAATTCTAACTCTTCAGACTGACTATCTTCATCAAAAGCTTTCACTCTAAATGCATCTGGTCTTTTAGAAATTTCTCCTACAAGCTCATTAATTGGTGTAGTGAGAATAGAATAATGTTTTACATATGCAGGAAGTTCAAGATCTGTTGTTAGCATTTCTGTAAAACTCTTCACCTGAGGCTCCTGATAAAAATCTTCCATTCTTAAAATACCCTTAATAAGATCGTAGTTTTTAACAAATGTATCTCTGTTTTTTACATATTCAGCATAGGCCTTGTTAGCAAAATAGTCCATTGTGTTTTTCACCCAACTTTCATCTTCCTTCTCTTTATCAGTTTTAAACTGATCTGGAAATATGTTTAAATAGGCATACCTTATGGTAGCATCTTTTGTATATCTTATTATTGCCATTATGTAAACAATTTACGTTTTTTAGTATTAAACAATCCATTAGATTGTGAAAATAATGTATTCTTTGGTTTTTTAGAATATAATGCTTGCACTCTATCATCTCCTGATCCGCCTATTTTTCCCATTATAGGATCCATTTTCATAGCTTGTGCTATGGCTAGTTCTGCAGCAATAATTCGGTCAAAGTTTCCTGAATCATTATATTGTATCATTTCTTCTAACAAGACAGGATCAAATATCTTACTTATTCCCAGCACTTCCTTTATAACATCTCCCTGTTCATTGGTTTCTTTGTATATAACACTTTCTGTGTATTTTTTTAAACAGTTGTGCAAATAGTCAATTATCTTTTCACTGGAACGGTGTATTCCATAGTCTCTCTTCACTGTTGTATTAGGAACAATCTCTTTTAACCATTCGGGCTGCTTCTCTAAATAATGAGCATCTCCCTTAGCTTTCATATACTCAATAAATGATATATCATCATTCTCACACAACGTACGAGCATTATAGAATTTAATCAACATCCTGGCCTGCTCTTCCCATATTTCCTTTTTATCAGGACGTGCACAATAGGAAGCAACAAACATATCTTGATATTTTTCCCCTGTAAGATCGTGCATTCTTTTATAAACATATACAGATCCTAAAGAAGAACTGTATGCTGATTTACCTTGTCTATATGGGTCCACCCCAGCAACATACAATCCATAAGGAGGATTTTCTACAGGAAACTCATATATCACTACAGGAGCGTCTTTAAGATCACTATTCTTTAATGGAAAATTTGAAATAGGTCTTTTATCTGTAAATTCATGGGCTATTTTTTCTCCGTCATTAAATAATATGACAGGAGTGCCTGTTCTTTCTTGCTGTAAAAGTCTGGCCTTTTGTCTTTTAGCCCCCTCTATATCAAATATATTTGTATCTTCATTTAAGAATATATCATCCACTTCCTGGGGATAGTACATCTTTTCTTTTAAATAGGCAATTCTGTCTCCTGCCTTTTTAAGCTTTTCTAAGTTTGAGTTGGTAATCTCTGTAGCTTTCTCCTCATTAGACACTAACATCTGTATATTATGGAGATCACTTGATGCAGGCTGTTCCAAAAAAGCTCCTAATGTAGAAGACTCTTTTGCTTCCATTCTATATTTATGGGAAATAAACAACCCATGAATACGTTTATCATCCTTACTATTATTATATGTAAGGAAGTTAAAATTATCTACATCAAACATTAGAGATTTAGCATCAAGAAATTTCTTCATATCTCCCCCTGTTCCTGTAAGAATTGGAGAACATCCCCAACCAAATGGTGTTGTAAAACCAGGAACAGCTGCCTGCAGTCCTCTAAGAAAAGATCCTTTTCCTATCTCATCAATAATTAGTTTACGGGGTTTTGTACCAGCAATTGCTTCTTCATTATTACCCTCATCTAAGTTACGAATAAGAATAGAAGAAAAAGGAATACGTTCTCCACTCTTAGTTTTGATACCGAGGGTCACTTGATTTTTCCAATTATCCTCAATCCTCTGCCATCTCCAATATTCAGGAATAAAATTTAACCCCTTATCAATCTTATCTGTAATCAGTTTTATATCTGGAGCGTTCAATCCAGCAATAATATTTTGAGAATTCTCATCAAATGTAGCACCCCATGCAATATAACTTGCCTCTAAAACACTCTTGGCAAAACGTCTAATTCCTAAAATAACCAGGCCTTTCTTTTCTCCTTGGGCTCTATCAATTTCATTAGACACCAACCACTCATTATCTCTTAAGAATGGATTGGCATATTTTTGAGCTATTCTTCCATAGCTATCAATTACATCCACTTCTGTATGCCAGATGTTTAAGTGCCAATATAAAAAGGGGTTGATATACACCCCATCCATCATAGCTCCATTTAAACAAACATCTTTATGGAAATCAAAGAATTGTTTACATTCTACAGAATCTCTGTCTGGAATTCGTTTTTGATTTATAAACCAATCTTTATAATCTATATTTTGTAATTCCATTATTTTCTATTTGCTAGGAATTCAGCAGCAGCTCCAGAGAGTTCTCCTTTCCCCCTCACTTCCACTTTAGCCTCTTCTTTTTCTCTCAGCTTCTCCACCACTTCTAATAAAGCTAAATAATTCTTCATTGTTTCTTGGATGAATTTTCCCTGGGCCTCAATAGAGGCTATCACCATAGGAAGCATTCCTCCTTTTGATGTTGGTTTCCACTCAATCCTATCTTTAAGCTCATGCAAAGGATTTGCATCCACATAAGCTTTCCAAGACTGCAGCTGCTGTTCAGACCAATCTAACTCAGCATTTATGTATGTAGTTTTTTTAAGTGTAGCCATATTTTTTATTTACGTCTCTTCTTCATACTCTTCTCCTCTAAACAAGAGGCCAAGATCCATTCCTTCTTTAATTATCCTATCTATCTCTGACTCTTCTGTATGAGGAACATCCATCTCTATTTGTTCCTTATATTTCTCTAGAGCATAGACAAGCTCTTTATCTGTTATTCCCCACATATCACCATATCCTTCTAAGGCTGTTGAAAGATGTCTTCCCATATTATACATGGGAAACTCTTTATGTAATTCCTGTAGAATATGAATAGCCTGGAAATAATGGTTTTTCTTTACACTCATATTACGTTATTTTGTAATAATACCAGAAGCTGAAGCTGTTAGCTTTGCTAGTCCTGGAGATACAACATCTTTTAATAATTTCTCAATTTGCTCGTTTGCAACTTTCTGTACATCCGCAGATATTCCTGGGGTGGCACACAATGCTCCTAATTTTTCTATTACAATCCACGCTTCTACTGTTGGGTTCATGTTAATTCATTTAAGTCCTCATCGGACAATTTTATATTGGTTATTGGTTTCTCTTCCTCTGTATTAATATAATCATCATTATAAGCAATACCTATCTGATCTTGTTTCCCGTCTAACACCCCTATTACATCAACAAAATCCACTCCTCTATTATAAATAGAAATTAATGTATTCACTAATTCTAATAAAGGCACTTTTCTTAATACAAATTGGTTATTCTCCTGGGACATCATCAAAAGATTTTAATATTTCAGATTCTTTGTCTTCATCCATCAAGGCCATCCACTTTTTCAAGGGACATTCACAGGACAGACACTTTGTTTTTTTAGCTAAAGGACATCCACAAGCTGTACAATGAACATCCTTTCTTATTGTTTTATGATGCTTAGAATGTGCTGGGCACTGCTCACATATATTTATTCGCTCCTCACTAACACTCAAAATTATGCTCTTAAGCTCTTCGGGAGGAAAAAGATCGTTTCTCCATCCTTCAAATATCTGGGAAAAATTAAGCTTCATCACCCTCTTTTAATTTGTCTTTTATTAATTGTACAGAATTCTGTACATCATTTAAAATCCTCATTGCCTTTTGTTTCTTTGCTTCTGTAGCGGCCTCATCTGCCAACACTGCATTTTGTATCCGTTGTACATTTGCAAACATCTCTAGCTTTTTATTTGCTTTATTTACATTAAATATAAATTTTCCAAACCCAGAAATCTCCACTGTATTGTTTTTTTGCAAAGCCTCATTAGCAGATTGAAATTGATGTGCTACAACAGCCTCTATCACTTTTTCAGACGTCATTGACTTCACTGCTAATATTCTAATTAAATAGTCTTTGACAGACATTGAAACTGGCTTATCCATTTATTAGTTTTATTTCTAATGTAATATCATTATCAAACTTAAGAACAATAGCTGGATTCACCTTCACCTTTGTTCCCTCTTTAACTAACACCCCCACCTTCTTCAATTTAGAAATAATATTGTTTATTGTAGGAGCTGTTGTATTATACTTTGTACAAAATTCCTCTCGTATATTAGCATAAGAAATATTCCCCTTAATAGCTGTAAAAGCTACAAGCTGTATTTCCCTTTCTGTCAATCCTAACTTATTAAGACTTGATATAAAATTATAATACATCTCTGCCTTTTCGTACTCGTCCTTAAAAGACTTTCTCAACTTCTGTAATATAAACTTATTGTTTTCCATATTTAATTAATGCAAAGATAGAACATGTTCATCCAACATCAAATAATAATTATTATTATTTGTTATACGTATTGCTATATTATACCCCACTTTCTTCTCCATCCTTATAAAATATAAGAGAAATATTTATAAAAAATAGCCCTATTAACAATTCTTGTTCTATATATTCAGGAACGTAATACTCATTAAAAGAAACACCTAAATTAAAACAAGGAGAAGTGAAAAGATTAAATTCTATAGCTAGTTCTAACCTTCTCATATTATGTATTCCACTAATAATAGATCCTATTATTATTACTAACACAAAAAGACCAATGTATTCCATATTTATTTGTTTTGTTTATGAAGGAACCTTTATCTAGGAATGTTTATACATCCTTCCCCACCCAATCCACCCCAAAGATAGACAAGAATTTATATATATTCCAAATATTATATTACACAGGGGTGTGTAAAAAACACAATTTTGCTTTAAACAGGGTGATAAAAAATTTTTTTCGTGGAGGGGGGGGGCTAAAATTTTTTTCAAAATCAAAAAACTTATAATATGCCCCCCTGAGGAGACCACTCCCCATCAGCCACCCCACCTATAATTGGGGAAACCGACATACCTCCCCATCATTATTAATCTTAAATCAAAAATCATGTCAGTAAAATTTGAAGAAATTGTTTGGAGAGATGAACTTACCTCTAATGGAAATCTTAACACCTTAGGCACTGTAAAAGAACTATTTCACGATTGTGAACTTTTACCTGTTACCAAGAACCTTGACAAGCGTGCCACTTTAATGTTCAAGAAAGACGGAAAGGTTGCTAACGTTGTAATGTCCAAAAGTGTTAATGAGCTTTTTAGAGCTGGAAAGCTTACCATCCCACAAGTGATGGGGTTCCAAGTAATCAAAGCAGAAAATGGTGGCTTCTATGCTGCATTACCTGCTTCTGGCTGGATTGAAGTGAAGACCATTAAGGTGCAGGATTTCAAACCGTCTGGTTTGAGCTTGGAAGACCTTATTAAGGCAAGCTAAAGAATGAGAGCCTTCGGGCTCTCTTCTTTTATATATAGGGTGGGGGAAAAGAATTAAAGGGTGGGCTTAGATAAAAACTTTTTTGTCTATATATATAAAGAAATTTATTTCCTATATATATATAGAAGAAAATATTTTTGTTACATATATATATGTATGAAAAAGTTTTACGGCTAATATATATAAATTTATTATAATGTTCTATTGATAATCAATGAGTTATGAAAGATTTATATGTTTTTTTGGAGTGTGAGGAATGGTGTGTTACCCTCTTTTGGTTTTATTTGTTCTTTTTGAAAGCCTATTTTAATGGTTGTATTGATTATTTATAGCATTAATATACATATATATTTATTATTCTCTCTTATATATATATTATATTCCTTTGTATAGGATATTAATGTTTTGTTTTTAGCAAGGTGGTGTTAGGCCTTGTGCGTTCTATAGATATACACCTTTAAACTAGCTGACATCAGGTTGTAAGATAACAGCTATATCTATAGAGGTCACCAATTAAAATCAATTATATGAGCAACTTAGAATTCGCTAAAGAAATGATTTCTTATCATTCAGATGCAATTTTACACACAGAGGGTATTTCTACATCTCCAGGATGGGGAGTGGAAATTGCTATTCTTCATTCTTTTGATGAGAATGATGGAGCTGGTGTAAAAGAAAAGTTAGAGTTTTTCCCTTATTACTCTGAGGATGAGAATGATCCTTGGGAAGAAGCTCAGGAATTCATTAACAGTATATGCTGTTAATGTCGTTTATATCCATCATTATTCTCTTTTTTAGGGGTTAATGATGGATTTTTCATACATCATCAATTAAATCAATTATATGAAAAACACAATTATGATGCTAGCTTTTATAGCAAGTATTTTATTAACCTGGTTATTTTTAGGCTTATTAAATTATTTATTTACAAATTTAGATATAAGCTTTAAAGAAGCTTGTACATCTGGAGGAGTACTTATGGTAACAGTTGTTTTTGGCTGGGTACCAGGAATAGTTATTTTATCAGATCTTGATGAAAAACTAAAATAAACTTATTATGGTGAACTGGGGCTTACGAGCTCTGGTTCCCATTTATTTTGTCATTATTTAAAATCAATTATATGTATTTAATTATTAACAGAGCATCTGGAAAAACCACACCTCATGAAGGAGATTTTCCTTTAACATTAGTGGAAGAATTACTATTAAAGGGTGATGATATAATAGTCATTAGCTTATATAGTAATACTATTAAAATACCTGCTGGATTTAACAGTGCAATATCTGAATGGGATTGGGTTGAATATCCTCTTCCTATAAAAGATATATCAGAGTATTATCAGGAAAAATTAGACGATAATGTCTATTATGGATATGCAGGTATTGACTCTTTATATGCTGTTGCCGTTAAAAAAGGCACAAGTTATAAAGATATAGTCAATAAGATGAGGAATCGTATTAATGAAATACATCCTTATAGTGTTTCATCTATTATGTGGGAAGACCTTGAAGAGATAACAAAAGAAGACTATCTCTCTGTATTGAATTAAAGAAAATTGAAAGAAACGTGTAGAAATATACGTTTCTTTTTTTATTATTAATTAGCTTAAAGCAAAATATAATCTGCCAAATGTCTTAAAAAATCATAGATTTGGCAAAATATAACACATTCATTAACAATCAAAAATTAAACAAAATGAGTAAAGAAACATTTTTTGCTGTAAGAAGCACAACAGAATCATGGCATTTATATAATGCTTTTGCAGAAGAATTAAAAGCTATTGGTTTTACAATAGCAGAACATTTCAATCCATTTAATGAAACATATTTTCAAAAATATAATTGTATTGGTATTTCTTCAGAATGGAATAGTGAATATTTTGGGCCTTCTTTTACATTTACTAGTAGTAGTGACTATTGTATTATATTAGAAAAAGAATGGGAATTAGCCATTGAAAAAGCTAAAGAATTTTATAAAAACCACTCAAAACCCACAATTAAACTAAATAGGGAATATACAGCTCTTATAGATTATAATAATGAAACTGTAGAAGTGGGGTGTCAATCATTTACATTTAATAAAATACATGAATTATTCACATTAATTATCAAAAAATAAAGAATTTAATTCCTATCTTTAAATTTTAAAATTATATTTTATGTATGTATTAAAAAGTTATAGTGACAAATCACTAAAAAATGTAATATCAGATACAGAGTATTATAATCTTCCTTATTATAAAAAATTATCTTATGAAAAAAAAGAAGAGCGTGCTACAGAAGAGAACATAGTTAATGATATTATAGATATAGGAATTTCAACTCTTTCATTATTTAACACCAGTTCATCATCTGATAGTAGTGATTCATCTTCATTTGGTGGGTTTGATGGTGGTGATACAGGCGGTGGTGGAGCTGGTGGAGACTGGTAAAAAGCTTTAAAACAACTAATGGTTAATACTAGACAGTGACATAACAAGGGACGTGCGTAATCCTTCGCAAAAGGCCTACCCTCGCACATGTGTTACCTCACAGTCTAAGATGTGAGTGGTTTAGATTAACTGCAAAGTCGACATTAAAATCAAGTTGGACAACTAAGGTTAAGCCAAAGATAACTTGTGTATCATTGCATCTCTTAGAAGGCATTAGTTGTTTTTACACACTCAAGTGGCGAAAAGTATAGACGCTAAACTAAGACGGTGAGAATGGAATGGGAAAAGGTTAAGATATACAAGTTGGGTAAACATCAGACACTTAACACATTCCAATAAAACTGATGAAAATAATGAGTCATGTCCTTGTTAAAAAGTGCCAACTAACATCAGTTATAATTCATGCAGGTGAAATCCCTGCCTTGAGTGCAAAATCCTGCTTACTTGAGGTGTTTACACCAATAATAGATAAGGTGGTTGACTGATGGAAAGACATCATATGGTCAGGTGGCGGAATTGGTGAGACGCTAAATATTTAGGGAAGTCATAGCTAAGTATTTAATATTGTGTACAAATAATACAGGTTCGAATCCTGTCCTGACTGCTTATTAAAAATAAATCGTATGGAAATAAAACCAAATTACGTAACATTTGAACAAGCTAAATTACTTAAAGAAAAAGGATTGGTTGTTAAATCAGATAGATATTGGGTTAAAATGACTGAAGATTCATATACTGATATGACTGATTGGCGATTAGAAGATTTGGATAGTGATATTGGGATTGGTGGCAATCTTGTAATTACCAAATATCAACAATGGCAAGTTGTGGAATTTTTAAGAATTAATTACGGTATTTGGGTTGGTGTTACAATGTATATTAATCATGATGGTAGATTTTATTCAGCCAATATTCAGAATAATGACAATAAACATCAATCATTTAATGGACATAAATCACCACAAGAAGCATATTCAGCAGCATTTGATCATATATTAAATAATAATTTAATTTAAAAACATTATTTGTTGTACACCATTAAAACGTTGGGTGATTAAATAATCTACGTCCAAAAGATAGCAACAAATATTTTATTAGAGAGTGGTGAAATTGGTTAGACGCTATACTGTTGCCTTAAACAAGCTACGGTGAATTTTACAGGTTCGAATCCTGTCTCTCTAACTTTGTTAGTTTTAGTTTTAATACGGGGGTGCATTTCTATGCTGCTCCCTTTTTTATTATTAGGTAGCTTTAAGCATAATATATATTTATTAATTTAAAAAAAAACAAAAATCATGTCAAAAAGTAAAAAAACCGTAACAATCACTGATGTTAGAGAAGCTTGCCAAGATATTGGTGATAAATTAAAAGACAATTTTGACAAAACAAAAGATTTTAAAGCTGCTCAAGGATCTGTTCAAGCTTATTCAGCTGCTATTTCTGCAGCTAAAACACAGCTAATTTACAAAAAGCTCACAGGAACACCTATTGAAATTGAATTTCTTAAATAATTAATTCATGCCTACAATAGATATTCCAGATAAGATATGTCCACATTGTGGTGGTACAAGATGGTGTGTTTCTGAACAAAAATATAAGGTAGTTTCTGGAGAAATTAGAGTTAAAAAAAACTATAGATGTTCTAAAAGAGGTATGGAAATTAGTGAGAAATATAGAAAAAATAATATAGAAAAATATAAAAAAAGCAGAAGAGAATATGTAAAATTAAAAAGAAAAATTGATCCTGTTTTTAGAGAGACAAAAATTAAAAGAGATAAACTATATTATAAAGAACATAAAAAAGAAATCCGAGAATATAGAAAAAAATGGACTATTGAAAATCTTGATAAAAATAGAGGTTATTCAAAAAAATATTCTAAAAAACAATCTGAAAAATTATCAGGATATTATGTTACTAAACTTTTAACTGCCAGATCAAATATTTTAAAAGAAGACATACCACAAGACCTTATTGAGCTTAAACGAAAACAATTATTATTAAAAAGACAATTAAATGATTTATGAAAACACTATTATTGTTTATGACTATGTCTGTATTCTCAAATAATAATTTTATAGAGAATATTACATTAACGACGTACAGACCATCTATTAAAGAAACAGATGCTAACCCAGATGTTACAGCCAGTGGATTTAAAATTGATTTAAAAACTCCAGAGAAACATAAAATACTAGCTGTTAGTAGGGATTTAAAGAAAAAGTTTAAATGGGGTTCTAAAGTGAGAATCACCAATGCTGGGAGGTTTAATGGTGTATATCGTGTTCATGATGTTATGAACAAAAGATATAAAAAGAGAATTGACGTATTAATAGGGTGGAAACAAAAAGCCACTAAATTAAATAATGTTAAAATTATTAGATTGTGACAGAAAAAAGAAGACAATTAAATTTTAAACATCTTTGTCAGAAATATCCAGATATAAATCCTGTTGAGGGGGAAAATCTGGATATTCCTACAATGAGAATAAACATTTTAAAAAAATGCTGGTATGATAAATCTCGTTTTAAATCTGTTACAAGCATAGCTAAAGTGACAGGAATTTCAGAAAGAGAGATATTAAGAACAGCAAGTGATGAAAAATTTACTCAAAGAAGAGATATTAAAACTGTTAAATTATGAAATCAAACAAAGAATCATTAATTATTTTAGCATTATATCTAGCTTTATTAGCTTGGATAATACTTATGCTCACATCATGTTCTGCACCAAAAACAGGTTGTAGATATGTTGTACACAAAAAAGCTTACAGTACATTTTAAATCAAATCAAATGAAAAAAATCACACTCACAGCACAAGAATTTAATGTTTTTAAGGAAATTGCATCATTTATGTATCAATTCTGGGTTTCTAAAGGAATTATACATATCCAGGCACAAGAATCTCAATTGGCAGAATTAGGTTATTAATTTTAGGCTCCCTCATATACATATATGGGGGAGATTTTTACATCACCATCAAAAATTATTTTATGTTAGCAAAAATTGTAATGAAATCTTATATGCCTAAAGAATTAGAATTAGGTATGATGTTTATGGGGGCAGACTCTGTATATGCATTGCACAAAATTCCTAATGATATGGAAAAGTACATTGCTTTACATGGAGCTCCTGTTGAACCTTATATTATTGCAGAAATGCAAAATCCTGATGATCAGCCAATTGTATTAGCCACTCCAGACCAATTAGCTTGGTGGGATGAGGGAGAATTTACAGATGAATTAAGAGATATGACTATTGTAGATCTTAATAGTGTATTGTCTGATTGGGATGGATATATAGAAATCGAGACGGAAGAAGGTGATATTCCTACATTATATGAAGGAAAAGTGACCATTTCTGTATGTTTTGAAGAAGATGCTGAAGAAGATGCTTCTTCATTTTTAGAAGATGAAGACCAATTTTGGAACTGGGAATAGATTTTTTAATTAAAAATTAAATAAAATGACGGAAATTAATTTATTTTTAGAAGTTATTGTAGAATTTTTTGTAGCTCTAACTAATTCAATTAAAAATCTTGATACAAAGAAAAAGATTGTAATTAAATTAGTTAATGATCCAAAAGTTCAATCCACTGTGTACCCTTCTCAAACTTATTCTTTTGAGGAGTGGTGTAAAGTTGTTAATGCTTCTTTGTTACATGGAAGAAGCACCAATCATATTGATTGTGATGTGTGAGAAAGCAAGCCCTTAATGCAAAGGTGTTAAGGGCCCTTTTTTATCAATCTTTTCATCAAAAACCCATAATATGCCAAAAGCAACATTAGTTTTTACTTCTAGAAGATTAAATAGAAGCAGAATAAGAGTTTTTACAGCAGATAAAGCAAAAAGATCTGCTATTAAATTCATAGACAAAGTTATGCTGGCAGCAAAAGCAAGCAAAAAAGAATGCTTGTTTAATTAATTAATCAGCCCTCTCATATATAATGGGAGGGCTTAAATTACACACACATGAAAAAATTATTTATTTTATTGCTCATATTACTTTTTAGTAGTATATCAAACGCACAATCATCTTCTTACATATGTTCAAAAACAGAAATCTCTGTTTATAACAACCTATTAGACAAATGGGAAACCAGAGTGGTGGAGGAAGATGCTAATATTAAAATCACAATAGAAAGCAACATTATTATTATCCATGCTAAAGCTAAGAGTATTATTTCTGTAGGAAAAAATATTTCCAAAAAAGAAGAACAAGATTATACAAGTGATATGTTTAATGCTTATGATTATGAATCAGGAGAAACCTGTAAAGTGTGTTTTATTAGGAATAATGTTTCTGGTACACTCACTTTAATGGTATTTAAATCATTAAAATCAAGAGAATTAGCACTTACATATGAATTAAATTAAATATATTATGAATAAAAGAGAAAGACATAAATTATATAAACAATTATTAAAAATAGTTTGTGCAGACCCAGAGGTAAGACAAGGAATATGTTATTATTTAGCAAACTGCACTACTCTTGGAATAACGTTATGCTATCGTATGGAGGAATTATTACCAGAATTATATGAAAAAGCTCCTAAAAAATGGAAAAAAAACTTTTTTTCATACTGGTTTCCTACAACATATGAAGGATGGGAAAAAAGAATAGCTATTATTGAACAATGTATTGAAGAAACAAAATAATTATGAAATATAGAATTTATTTACCAAAAGACAGAGCTTTTTATATTATAGAACATCTTGATGCCTCTTTGTTTAAAATCCTTGAAAAAGAAGGAGAACATAGTTTTTATAAAATGGAATTTGAAATAAAAGATTCTGTAGATTTGTCTTCTTTATTATCAACTATATTTCATTGTGGATTTGAACAAGCATTAAATATTTGAAATATGGCAAAGTTAACAAAAAAAGATAGACACGAATTTTACAAAAAACTGTTAGATTTTACAGTGGAAGATCCAAATCTTGATAATGGAATGTGTTTTTATATACATCGTATAATAATTGACAATTATAAATCAAATACTAAAATTAGAAAATTATATAGAGAATGGAATCACTCTACTACTTATTTTTTAATAGAATGTTTACCAGAATTGTACCATAAAGCTCCTATATTATGGAAAAATTTTCCAAAAGGAAGATATTGGTACTCATTACATAGTAAAAAATATTGGAATATGAGAATAAAACACATTTTTGACTGCGTAAATGAAACAGCATGAGTATATCAGTTAAATACCCCATAATTGGGGCTAAAGTGGTAAGAGGAAAAGATTGGTGTTATGATGAACAAGATGGAGGAGAAGGAAAAACAGGTGTTATAGTAGATAAATTAAAATATGATTGGGTAAGAGTATTATGGGAAAATGGTAATAAAGATGATTATCGTATAGGAAATGAAGGTAAATACGACCTCTATTTTGCCACAGAAAAAGATGCACTCCTTCAAGAAGCTATGGAAAGATTTCCAAGTGGATGTTCTTATGAAGATACAATGGGAAGTCATCATAAAAACATTAAATATAATTATCCATATTGGTGGTCTGAATCAAGGATAGCTTTAAAAGAAGGTAAGGGATTGGTTTATGATAATGGTAAGTGGGCTGTACGTACTGATGTTCCTGTAAAAGAAGAATACGCAAAAATTATTAAACATAAAACAATAAATACAGATCAAAATGGCGAAAAATCAAAAAGTAATCCCAGCAGCAATGGGTCCACAAACACAACAAATGTTGAATGCAGTACCAAACGAGAAAATGGAATTAAAGTACAAAGACTTAATTTCAAAATCCCAACAACAGTTAGAAGCGGAGGAGCTGGACTTAAAAGTTCAAATTGCAAAGTCAGATTTGGAAGTAACAATAGCTACCACCAAAAAAGACTTAGCATCAGCTAGACGTGAATTAATTGCTGCTCAATCAGCTGTTCCTTACAATGTACAATATGAGTTAGATGCTTATCAACAAGTGCAAGGATTGGAATCAGCATTAGATTTTGCTGAAAGAATTTTATTACAGAGATTTTAAATTACAAAAAGAGGGAATGTAACTATTCCCTCTTTTTAATTTATTATGTATGAAAAATGTAAAAGTAGGGGATAAAGTTAGAGTGCTGAAACATTCTGGACATAAAAAAGAAGATTTTAAAGATAATTCCATAGAAGAAGGAGAAATATGTATTGTTTTTTATATAGATAGCTACACGGAGCCTCTTGCTTATGTAAATAGAACAGGAGCAAATAATAAAATAGAACCATATGAAGTATTATATGGGTATGAATATGAACTTTTTATTGATATTCCTGCATGCACCTACTATAAAATGCCTTCTATTAAACATGTGATACATACAGAAAAATGGTTAGTCTCAGTTGGTTATGAAATGGCTCAACCTATGGGAAGAGATCCGAATTATTTATTTATACATGGGAGTACGAAAAAGTTCCATTACAATAATTCTGAAAGTTATAATGATGATGATTATAAAAAATTTGAAGAATTATATAAGTATGGAATGCCTATATTTATTGAACAGTCGGTTCCTGAAGAAAATCCATTAATAACAGAAGCTAAGAAAAGATACCCTGTAGGAACAAGTTTTCATCCAGCTCATGTAGCTAATTCAAGTTTTTATTGTACTATTACAGAAAATTCCGTCTTTAAAATAATAAGTAGTGATGAAATAACTGCTAGTATAAATCAACAAAGTTGGGTAGATCCTGATTTATCAGAAAATAAAATATACGGAAACTGTCAGCTTAATAGGACTGTTTATTATAATGGAAAATGGGCAGATATAGCAAATGTTCCACGTGAAACAGAGAAGAAAAAAGAAAAAGTAGAAATATTCCCTGGAATATACATAGGAGATATTGTAGTTTCTTTGGCTAAAAATGGAAACAATAAGAATATAGGAGATATGTTTGAGGTTTTGCCTAGTAGTTTTAACAATTCTTTATATTATAAAGAAGATGTAAATTCTTCTGATAGAAGTAATTGGAGAAAAGCTACACATGAAGAAATAAGTGCATATCATTTAGGAGCACGTAATATTGATAAATTAATCAATGTTAAAATTGACGAAGATGGATTTATGTATACTTCAGACAAAGATTTTATTTATACAATACCTCCATCTCCTTGTCCTGAAATAGAACTTCCTAAAGAAAAACATAAAGAAATTGAAGCAATATCTGTATTTTTACCTAAAAAACAACAAGGTATGAATATGGATGTATTTACACAACAAAGTCCGGTGGTACTAAGTAAACCAAAACCACAATTAATAACAATTTAAATCAAAAACCATGTCAAACGAAATCAAAAAAGGTCAGTTGTTCATCAATCAAGTAATTGCACGTCTTAAAGGAGATAATGCAGAAGTGTTAGCTAATAAAATAGCTCGTAAAGGACTTTCAGCAGTTGAGGGTCAGTTAGCAAGTCTTAACTCTAAAAGAGTGGATCTTGAGTCAGCAGTAGAAGATGCAGAAGAAGCATTAATTGCTGCAAAGTTTCCAACAGAGTTAATCACTTCTAACGAGAACTACATTCAGAACATTTTAAATGCTCAGAATAAATTAAACAATGCTAAAGCTGATTTACAAGCAACAGAAGAAGCAATTGTATATTTTACAGATCTTTTGAATAGTTATTAATTACATTAAAAATGTACAGGTGTAAAAGCCTGTACATTTTATTAAAATTTTTAATATGAGTAATAATAAAGTAGAATTAATTTCGTGGCATAATGGAGACCGTGGAATTGCAAGAGCAGCGTGGACTTCTACTAACATAGATGTAGATAGTAAAACAGATCTTCAAATAGAAGACCTTATAGTGAATAAACTATGGAATAATGGTACAGGAAAACCACACAAAACTCCTTTTGAAAGAGGAATAGTGGAGTTTAATATTACCTGCGAACAGGCTTCACATATACATATGATTAAGCATCGTTTAGCAAATATTAACGGAGAAAGCGCAAGATATAAAGAGTTGAAAGAAGATAAGTTTTATCTTCCTGAAGATTGGTGGGAAATAAGAGTGACACCTGATGTAAAAGATGATTTAGAATATCCTCAAGAGGAATATATGGATTGGTTTCACGCTTTAGAATTATACACTGAATTAGGAAACAAATTATATCATAAAGCTTTAGCTCAATTAACCCCAATATTAGGACGCAAAAGAGCAAAAGAATCAGCAAGGTTTTTTAAAACCATGAATAGTCAACTTACATTATCTGTAATGATGAATATGAGTTGTTTTCAAAACTTTGTCACACTTAGAGCAGACGATGCAGCTCAGAAAGAAATTCATGAAATAGCAGATATGATGGTGGAAGCTGTAGAAAATATAGAAGGCAACCCATTTAAACACACATTAAAAGCATTTGGTATATGAAAAGTGTTATATTAATTTGTATTTATTTTGTATTATTGTTTGTTTGTTATAAAAGTGCTCAATATAAAAAAGACGATTATGAATAACTCAATACATGATTATGTATTTCATTTTAATGAATATACAAAACTTTGGTATGCAATACCTAGAAATGTTTACAAAGAATACTGGGACAATCAAGACACTAAAGGTGTATTAAAATCAAAAGAAATATCTGTTTTGATTGAATTAATTAACAAAGGCACTCAATTTATAGAAAAATTATGAAATTATTTAGAATTAAAGCAAGACTAAATCAAGAATCTATAGGAAGAACATTTTCAAAAAAAAATGAATATCATGTAGGAGTGGTATCAATGAACAAATGCCCTATAGTGGTTAAAGGAGATCCTACATTAATCTCTGAAACAATCTTTCATACAGAAGATGAGATTAATAGAGCTGTAGAGCTTATTGAAAGAGAGAATTTCTTTGATGTAGAAGTCATCCTTGTTAATAAAAAGAAAAGAAAGGATTATGAAAAAATCAATAGAAAATGAATTATATTGTAACAAAAAACAGACAATATTTTGAAAAAATTGGAGATTACCAATATTGTGATATTTCTGAAATGATATTTCCTGATGTAGTGTCTATAGATACAGAAACATCTGGATTGTTTCCAAGGAATTCTGATGTGTTTTGTGTTCAAATTGGAACAGGAACAAATAATTATCTTATACATATGTATGATGATAATTATGAATTTAAAGATGTTGTTCCATATATAAAAGACAAAACATTAATTTTTCATAATGCATTATTTGATCTTGGTTTTTGTTACAAACATAATTTTTACCCCGAAAAGGTTAAAGACACTATGTTAGCCACAAAAATCTTATATAATGGAGATATTTTTAACTTAAAAGCAGATTTTAAATCTGTTATGGAAAGAGAATTAAACATTACATATGATAAAACAGATCAAAAAAACATACATATTGTAAAACTTAGCCAACCCAGTACAATTCTTTACTCTTTTAATGATGTAGACAGACTTATAGAATTACATGATGCATTAGAAAAAAAAATAATATCAGGAGGATATACAGAAACATACAACTTACATTGTGAATATATTAAAGCACTAGCTTATATGGAACAATGCGGGCTACCAATTAGTTCTGAATCATGGAAAAACAAAATGTTAGAAGATCAAACAAATGCTTTTAAATGGAAAACATTAATTGAAGAATATATTTATGATAATATTCCTGAATATAGACAATCTCAATTAGATCTATTTAGTCAAGATAAAAAAATAAGTGTTCTTCTTACATCTCCTTTACAAATGGTAAAAGTGTTTAAAAAATTAGGAATAAATACTAAAGATAAAGAAGGTAAAGATTCTATTAATGAAAGTATAATATCAAAGAGTAAACATGAGTTTGTTGATATGTGGCTTAAATATCAAGAAGCAAACCATAGAGTGACAACATTTGGCGACACTATTTTTAAACAAATAGAAAATGAACGTATTTATACTAATTTTAATCCTATGGTGGATACAGCTAGACTTTCAACCAGAAAAGGGCATATTAACTTTTTAAACTTTCCTTCTGATAAAGCTACAAGAAAATCTTTTAAAGCTAATGAGGGAAATGTTATGGTGGTATGTGACTGGAGTGGTCAGGAAACTGTAATAGCTGCTGATCTTTCTCAAGATGAAGCTATGACTAAATCTGTTGTAGAAGGAGCTGATCTTCATTGTTTGTTAGCAAGAGTGTTATTTCCAGAAATAGCTGATCTTACAGATGAAGAAATTATTAAACAACACAAAGATAAAAGACAAGCTTCTAAGAGCCCAAGATTTGCAATGTCCTATGGAGGAAATGCTTATACAATTCACATGAATGAAAGTATTCCATTAAAAAGAGCTCAAGAAATTGAAGATGGATTTAAAAAATTACATGAAGGACTGTATACATGGGGTGAACAAGTTTTTCAACAATCTATAGCCACTGGATATATTGAATCAGCGGATGGATGGAAATTAAAGCTTCCTAAATATGAAAATTTTTTGGAATTAAAAGACAAAGTGGAGTCTATTAAAAAAGAGGAGTGGCAATTGTATAAACAAGGCAAAATTGATTATAAAAAACAAAAAGAAGACAAAACACACATTATAAAAGATCTTAATGCTTTTAAATTTTATAAATCAAAGAAAAAAGATGTTTCAGACTTTTTTAAACTAAAATCTGAATACCAGCGTTTGTGTTTAAACAATCCTGTTCAGTCTAGAGGAGCTCATCAGCTAAAAAGAGCTACAGTGATGTTATTTAATTGGATAAAAGAAAATAATTATTTAAATGTAGTGAAGATAGTTAATACAGTGCATGATGAATGTGTTTTAGAATGTCCAACAGACATTGCAGAAATTGTAAAAATACAATTAGAAAAATGCATGGTGGAAGGAGGTAATTATTACTTATCTAATTTACAAATTAAAGCTGATGCTCAAATTGGAATATCTTGGGGAGATGCAAAATAATACATTATGGCTAAAATAAATCGTGAAAATATAAGTGAACATTTGCTTGATTATCAACTATCTATGATAGACAGAAGCATTTATGAAGCTCTCATCAACCCAAAATGGAGAGAGGAATGGTGTATAAACGAAGAACAATACAATCAGTTTAAAAGATATGCCATTCCTCTTTTAAAAAAAGTGTTTAGATGTAACAAATCTAAAGCAGAAAAAACATTAGAATGGTTTCACAGCCAATTTGGTTTAAAAATTAAATGATTATGGAAGATAAAAAACACACACACTTTATTGAGGTATGGTCAGGATATAAAAATAAACCACATAATACCGAATGCGTTGAAATAGAAAAGTTACCAATATATTTAAAAATCACAGAAGAATATATGTTTTGCAAAACCGTTGCTATTTGGAAAATTAAATTAAAATAAATTATGAAAACAATAATAATAACAATAATAATAACAATAATAGTATGGGAAATAGTAAGAGGAATACTAAAAAAATTAATCCTAAAGTACATGAACGACATGTAATGATAAAGTTTTTTTTATTAGTAATTATAGCTTATATAGGACTTTTTATTATGGCTATTATTCAAAAAATTAAAGAACTTTTTATAAAATCATAATTATGACATTTGAAAAATTATAAACTATGGCTATAGCTTTATTAAAATTTGATCTAAATGATCCTGAAGATGAAATACAGCATAAGAGAGCTATAAAATCTCTTGATATGATGTTATGTTTCTGGGATATTAGTCAATATTTAAGACAAATAGTGAAATATGAAGACAATTCTAAAATATCAGGAGATGATATGGCTGATAAAATAAAAGAAAAATTCCATGAAATTTTAGATGAACATGGTATTTCAATTGATGAATTGTTGGGCTAAATTTTTAAAATATGGTGGAATTAAAAGTGGATTTTGAAAGAGAATTTTTAAAAGATTATATATATTTGTTAGAGGAGAATATGATCCTGGACAAAGAAATTCAAAAAGAAATGCACAGCAGAAAACCTGCTAAAATAATTGTAATAACAGAAAAAGTAGAAGAAAATGAACATAACCCCCTACCATTTTAAAGAAATAACTAATAAAGGATACAATTTAGATATTATATACACTTTAAAGCTTGTAGAAGAGGGAGTGGATGTCAAATCTTTTTGTGAAGAAGCTCCTAAATTAAAAATAGTTTATCAATCTATAATAAGAAAAGGATTAATATCAGAACAGGATTGTCTAACCACAGACGGGAAAAGTCTTCTCAAGTTTTTAGAAACACCAGCAAATGAAGTTGTTAAATTGATTAAACAAAAACCTAATTCTTCTGATTTTGATCTTTGGTGGAAAACCTATCCCTCTACAGACACTTTTGTTATTAAAGGAACAAACTTTTTAGGTAGCAGATCATTTAAAGTGAAAAAAGATGAATGTAAACTTAAATTACAAAAAATCCTTGCAGAAGGAGAATATACAATTGAAGAGCTTGTAAAAGCTTTAGAATTAGATGTATTCCAGAAGAAGGAAAATTCCTTTAAAACAAAAACAAATAAACTTAGCTTTCTCCAAAACAGTCTTACATATTTAAATCAAAGAAGCTTTGAAGGATATATAGATCTTATTAGACAAGGATTTTCTCCTAAAGAAGAACCAGAGATAGTAGGTAGTACAGACATATAAATATTTAATATGAATTTTCAGGAATTAAACAAACAAGTGGAGCTAGGACTGTCAAATAAAAACAGTGGAATTCCTATGGGTTTTAACAGGCTTAATAAATATATTGGTATTAGAAAATCCATATATACATTAGTGGGAGGGCTTACGGGCTCAGGAAAAACATCTTTTATTGATGATGCATTTGTTTTAAATCCATTTGATTGGTTTATTTCTAAAGAAGGCCAAGCTTCAGGAATAAAACTAAAAATATGGTATAGATCTATGGAGCGTAGCAGAGTGTATAAAATGGCTAAATGGGTGTCTAGGAAAATATTTCTTGATCATGGTATAATTATCACTGTTCCTAAACTATTAGGCTGGACAGAGAAAATGAACCACGATGAACATGATCTATTTTTACAATATGAGGATTATGTGGAAAGAATGAATGATGTAATTACAATTATTGATGGTCCAGAGAATCCTGTAGGTATAGCTAAAGAATTAAAAGCTTTTGCTGAAAAGAATGGAGAAATAGTTCAAATAGATCAATATAATAAGAAATACATTCCTAATGATGAAAGTCAGATAGTTATTCCTATTATAGATCATATTGGCCTACTTAAACTCACTAAAGATCAACCTACAAAGAAACAGGCTATTGATAAAATGTCAGATGAGCTGAGATATGCTAGAGATTTCTATGGATATAGTCCTGTTGTTGTTAGTCAGTTCAATAGAGATATTTCCAACCCAATAAGAATGAAAAATGGAGATGTAGAGCCCCAATTAGAAGATTTTGCAGAAAGCTCTTCCACACAAAATGATGCTGATGTTGTTTTAGCTTTATTTGACCCTATGAGATATAAAGTGCCAGATCCTTCTGGATATAGTCTTGAAAAGCTAAAAGATGAATTTGGTGCTAAATATTTTAGAAGTCTTAGACTAATAAAGAATTCTTATGGGTCAGATGATGTAAGAATTGGTCTTGCATTTTTGGGTGAAATAGGTGTATTTAAAGAACTTCCTAGAAGAAAAAACATAACAGATGCTGATTATCAAGCTGTTGTAAATAAATCTTATTTTTTAAACCAATAAATAATTATATGTCAGGAGGTAGATTTGATTACATACAAAATCGTTTGCCCGATGTGGCAGAAAGTATTGAAAATGTAATAGAAAGAAATGGAAAAAGAAAGACTAATGATGAATTAAAATTAGAATCTTGGCACTCATTAGATTGGTATGAAAAATACCCAGAGGACTTACATCATTATAAATATCCAGATGAAGTGATAGAAGAATTTAAAAAAGGAGTGGAAATTATTAAAAGAGCTTATGTTTATATCCAAAGGATTGATTGGCTTTTATCTGATGATGATGGAGAAGAGTCTTTTTTAGAAAGATTAAATAAAGAATTAAAAAATTTAAAAAATCAATAATGGACAGTGTATCAATAGAAGTGGAAATACTTCCAGAAATTCCTGTAACATTTACAGGAGAACCAGAATTCCATGATGATAGTTTTACCCATGAATTTGGTACAGAAGTGATTAAATACTGGTGCGTAGATAAGTTTACATGGGACAAAGAAGGCCACACAGAAGAAGAAATAACCAAAATTGAAGAGTGGTTAGGGTTCACTTCTAACAAAGATTGGATTTGTGAAAATTTAACAAATAAAATAAAAAAATGACCAGAGAACTTTATTTAACTTACAGAAATCAAAATAATGCTGCTATCTTATATGAATGGTATAAGGAAAAATTTGATTCTGTAAAACATCGTCCATTTTTATCATTCAATGAATTTTTTATATATCTACCTATGTGGGGAGATATAAACAATATTTATCAAAAAATTACACAAATTTTAGATGAAAAGTTTTCTATTAGAAAACTAATGAATTCAAATGGTGAGATAATAAATTACATATGAGCAAACAAAATGAAATTCAAGAAAAATTTATAACAAAAGGACTTAGTTTTCTAAAAAAGAATAAGAAAGGATATTTCGATCTTGCTATGAGATTTGGTAAATGTCGCACCACTATTGAAATACTTAAAAATCTTGTTCCTTCTCGTAGTACAATTCTTATAGCTTATCCAGATAATAAGTTAAAAGCCACTTGGCAATCAGAATGTGAAACATGGGGATATAAGAATCCAAACATTTTTTATGTAAATTTTAGTTCTCTAAAGAAACATGCTACACATATATTTGATGTATTTGTTATAGATGAATTACACAGTTGCTCAGAAAATGAGAGAGAATATGCTCATCAAATAATGAATAATTGTGAATATACAATTGGACTTTCGGGCACTATTACAGCAGACACTGCTGAATTATGGGATATGAAGGAAATAGCTTCTTACAGTACAGACGATGGTATAAAAGCTGGTATTCTTGCGGATTACAAAATTACAGTGCATGTAGTGAATTTAGATAATAAAATATATACAAAAGATTCCAAAGGAAAGTCAAAGACAGAGAAACAAAGATATGATGCTTATACATGGGTAATTGAAAAACTAAAAAAAGAAGGAAGAGATTTTATGTTTTTAGCTTTAACAAGAAACAGACTTTCTCAATCTTCTGTAGGAAAATTACATTATGTTCAAGCTTTATTGGAAAAACTAAAAGACAAAAGAGTCTTGGTATTTACAGGACTATCTAAAGCTGCAGATAGTATTGGTATTCCTTCCTATCATACAAAAAGTAAAAATGATGATGCTTTTGTTGCTTTTCAAAATGAAGAGATTAATCATTTAGCTTTAGCTGCTATGGGAAAAGTGGGAGTGACATACCCTCATCTTGATTCTGTTATATTAACAAATTTTGTGTATGCAGCTGAGGAAAATGCTCAGATTTTGAACAGATGTATAAAATTAGATTATCAAGAAAAAGTAGCAGACATGCATGTAATTTGTTTAAATGAACCTGCAGAAATAAAAAAATTAAAAGAAGGGCTTAGTTTATTAGACTCTTCAAAAATTATTTGGCAGTATTAAATATTTTACATATATTTGTGAACAAACTTCTCAAATATGATTGATAATTACGGAAAATACTACTTGTATAGACACATAAGACTTGATAAAAACGAACCTTTTTATATAGGAATTGGTACTAAAAAAGAGTCTAAAGCTAAAATAAAATTTAATAAAAAGTTTCAAAGTATTAAATATATATATGATAGAGCATATTCAAAAATAAGAAAAAGTTCTAAAATTTGGAATTTAATTACAGCAAAAACCGATTATAAAGTAGAAATCTTGTTAGAGTCAGACAGTCTTTCTTTTATAAAAGAAAAAGAAAAGGAATTTATAGCTTTTTATGGGAGAATTGATAAAAATACAGGAATTTTAGCTAATATGACAGATGGTGGAGAAGGAATGACTGGAACTTCTAGAAAATTTACAGAAGAACAAAAAATAAAACATAGAAATCATACTTCTTGTAAAAAAGTAGTAAAATTAGACAGTAACTATGAAATAGTTGAAATTTATCTTAGTTCTAGAGAAGCAAGTAGAAAAAATTTTATTTCTAAAGTATGTGATATTTGTAATGATAAATGTAAATTAAAAAATGGATTTACTTATAGATATTTAAATGACTACATTTTTTATAAAAATAAAGAAAACTTTTATATTAAAGGAAGTAAGTACATAATATATGAAAATAAAGAATGGCACATACATGATTTTTGTAAATATATAGCTAACATAAATAAAACTTCTTATGTTAAAATTTATAATAGATTACAAAAAGGATTATCAATAGATGAATCTATAAAACTAAATACAAAACTTAAACCTTCTAAATATATTTATATAATAGAAAATGTTAAAACTGGGGAAAAAACAAAATTTAAAACAATGATTGAATTGTGTAATGAATTAAAAGAACAGAGACCTACAATATGGTATAGAATAAAAAATAAAACTGTAAAAAATGGGTTTATAATAAAGAAAGAAAGTCTTTCAATGTTGGATGAAAACAAAATAAGTTATATCTTTGGTTAAAACAATTTAAAACAAAATAAAAATGGCAAGCAAATTAATTGGCATAGTGGGCCAAACAGGAACAGGAAAATCAACATCAATTAAACATTTAAATCCAGAAGAAACTTACATTATTAACGTAGCAAAAAAAGAATTACCTTTCAAAGGAAGTGAAAAACTGTATAATACAGAAAAAAAGAATTATAAAGAAGTGGACGATGCTATTGAAATTACACGTTTATTAAGAACAATTTCAGAGAAAGCTACCCACATCAAAAATATTGTGATAGAAGATTCTAATTATATAATGGGTTTTAATATGGTGGCTAAAGCTACAGAAACAGGGTACACTAAATTTAGTGTTATGGCTAAAGATATGGTGGAATTGTTTAGAGAAGCCAGAAAGCTAAGAGATGATATAAAGGTGTTTTATTTCACTCATCCAGAAACAGTGGAAGATGGTGGTGATATTATTGGGTATAAAATTAAGACAGCTGGTAAATTGATTGATAATCAAGTGCTATTAGAAGGACTTCTAACAGTGTGTTTATACACATTAGTAGAAGAAAATAAAGATGGATCAGCCTCTTATTATTTTATAACAAATAGATATAAAAAGTTCCCAGCGAAAAGTCCAGATGGTATGTTTAGTGAATTAAAAATTCCTAACAATTTACAAGAAGTGGTAAACAATGTAGACAACTATTATAAATAAACAATTAAAAACAAAACAAAATGAGTACAATTGGCGGAAAAAAGAGAGAGCAACAAAATTTTGACAGTCCTATTAGAAAGATTGGCCTTGCAGAAATGAAAGTGATAGCTATTAATCCTGATGAGGAAGAGTATAAAGAAGTGTTAAAAATGGAGCTTAAAGAAGGAAGCAAAGCTACAGAATATTTAGGGGAAAGTCAGGATGGTAATAAAACTCTAAGAGTTGATTTTTGGATGGAAGAAGTGAAAAGCAAGGATAAATTTAAGGTGACTTTCTTCTTAGAAAATAAAATGAGATGGAATAAAGACAACACTAAACAACAATATATTAATAATTTAGGGTCTTGTTCTTGGGCTGAAGATGAGAATGAATTACAAGACTGGTTTAAAAAAAGAGAGTATAGACCAGCTTATATAGGAGAAGAAGATCTTTACAACTTCTTACGCACTTGGTTAGGAAATTTAGACTATAAAGATGCAGAAACCACTTTACAAATTGAGTGGGCTAAGCTTATGAAAGGTAATGTTAAAGACCTTAAAGCACAAATTGACGGAGAATATGCTACAAGTTTCTTAGCTCTATTAACTATCAAAACTGTAGAAAAAGAAGGAGAAACCAAAGAATATCAATCTGTATATAACAGAGCTTTTCTTCCAGCTTATTTATTAAAGCAATTTAGACTTATAGACTATAACAATTCTGATGTTCAACGTAGTTTAAAATCAAAGCTTTCTAAAGAATTAAAACCTGCAGAAAGATTTGTTGTTAATGTTACAGGAGAATATGGTTGTAAAGATTTTTATACATTTAAAGATGCAAAAGAATACAACGCTTCTGAAAATTTAGTAGCATCAAATGATACTATTTCTGAAGATGATAGTGACTATTAATCCCCCTGTTTTTTGATTTAGATAAAAGCCCCAATAGAAATATTGGGGCTTTTTTATTAAGTTTGTAGTATGATACATGGAAGAAAAAAATTAAAATTAACCCCAGAAACAGTGTTATCTAAAATCACTCCATATGATATATTTATGTATTATATGCCTAGTAAGAATTGGAAATTAAATAGTGTCACTTATTCCCCTTTTAGACAAGAAAATCATCCTTCTTTTTTAATAGGAAATAAGAATGGAGATCTTTCTTTTATAGACTTTGCAGATACAGGTAAAAGAGGTGATTGTTTCCAATTTGTGAAGCTTATGTACAATTTGTTTTCTATAGATGAGGTGTTAAAAATGATAGATAAAGATTTTTCTTTGGGAATATCAACAGGAACCTTTTCAGAAGACTATAAGAAAATAACTTCCCAATATAAACAACCAGAAGAATTAGGTAAAAGGTATTCTTTAATACAAGTGATTACTGGAAAGTTTACAAAAGAAGAACTGGCATACTGGAATCAATATCACCAGGATATACAAGATCTTAGAGATAATAACATTTATTCTGTTAAAAAAGTGTATTTAAACAAACAATTGTTCTATTTAGACGATAACCAACTAAGATTTGGTTATTATTATGACGGAAATTGGAAAATATATTCACCTTTTGCAGATAAAAAGAAAAAATGGGTGCCCAATAATGTACCTATTAATACATTAGAAGGAAAAGATAATATCAAAGATTGTGATGTGGCTCTAATTTCTAAGAGTAAAAAAGATCTCATGGTGTTAAAAAAAGTGTTTCCTTGCGTATGCGCTGTTCAAAATGAAGGAATTGCTTGTTTTTCTGAGGAAAATGTACAGTTTTTAAAAGATAATTCTAATAAACAGATTTTGTCTTTTGATAGTGACATTACAGGTGTAACAAACAGTCAACAGATAACAAAATTATTTGATTTTGACTATTGTAATGTTCCTAAGGAATATTTAAAAGAAGGTATTAAAGATTTCGCAGATCTTGGAAAAATACACGGATTAAAAACAATTGAAAATTATTTAAAACAAAAACAATTATTATGAAAAATGAAATGAGAAAATGGGCAATGGATAGAATAAAAGAACACCCACAATACAACCAAGAGATTACAGATTTATGGAATTTATGTATGAGTGAGATTGAAGAAGGAGGATCTGAATCCCACGAATTAGAGTTATTTAGAAACGATGTTGAAGAACTAATAAAACAAAATTAATATGACACAGAAGCAATTAGTAGAAACAATTCAAGAAAATATTGAGTGGTTAAGTACAACAGAAGGAAATGAGGTAGAATGTATAGGAATAGAGAATTTAGAAAGTATTTTAAGTAAGTATTTAGGAAAAAAGGTGCGTATTAGTTTAGACGCAGAAACAATTGTAGAAAAGGAAAGTAGATTTAAACAATTAGAATTATTTTAATATGGAATGGAGTAAATTTTCACATCATTTTCATCCCTCTTGGGAGCATAAAATCAGACCATTTATAGAGAGTGAGGAATGTAACAACATATATAAATTTTTAAAATCTGAGTCACAAAAAGGAAAAAAATTAGCTCCTATTTCTACAGATACATATAAAGTTTTTCAACTAACACCTTTAAATGAGGTGGTAGCTATAGTGCTTGGTATGTGTCCCTACCACACTACTAAAAATAATATGATAGTGGCAGATGGACTTGCTTTAGGATGTTCTAATACAAAAGAATTACAACCTTCTTTGGAGCAATTTTATAATGCCATTGAAAAGGATGTTTATGGAGGAATGTGTTTAGAGGGGTTTAAATCTTTCGATGTTTCCTTTCTATCCAAACAAGGAGTGTTAATGTTAAATGCTGCTTTAACTACAGAAATAGGAAAAGCTGGGGCACATATGGATATTTGGACTCCTTTCACTACATATTTATTTAAAAATATATTTAATTATATGGATGTGCCTATAATAATGTTAGGTAAAGAAGCTCAAAAATATGGACAATACATCACTAACCAGGAGATGTTATTTCCACTATCTCATCCAGCTTCAGCATCCTATAAAAAAACAGATTGGGATTCAGAAGGAGTTTTTAAAAAAGTGACAGAAATAGTTAAAAATACAAATGGAAACAACCTCGATTGGTGGGAAATGTGTCCATTTTAAAAATCAAAAATTATGGAATTACAAATAATAGAAGTGAAAGACTTAGAAGTGGGAGATGAAATAATCATCTCTTGCCAGTCTTATTTTAAGTATTTAAAAATACTTAGAAAACCTACTTTAAGTGGAAAAACCCACTGGAGTAGAGGAGTTCCTTTGTATAAAGCTGTAAAATGCTCTACACGTAGAGAAGAAAAAGATATAACTTGGAGAACACATCTTGGTCAAACAATCACTCGAACAGAGAGAACCTGGGGATTTGGCCCAGAAAATCATAACTATACCCAGTATATAGATTTAGAATACAGACAAATGATATTAATAAAGAAAAACACACAATAAAACATGATACTAGAAAAACAAACAGACGCAACAATCCTATCAGAAGGAAATTCTCAAGATTCAATTGGGATGAGCCTAGACTTAGATTCTGCACAAATGTTGATGCAGATGTTAAGTAAGAATTTATATTCAGATGGTATAGGAAGTACAATTAGAGAAACAGCCAGTAATGCATTAGATTCACATAGAAGAGCTGGTATTGATAAACCAATTGTTGTTAGCTTTAAACAAAATAATCAAGGAAATTATGAATTCTCTGTAGAAGATTTTGGTGCAGGCCTAGATGATGATGATGTTAAAAACATTATTAGTAAATATGGTAAATCCACTAAAAGAACACAAGCTAATGAATTGGGAATGTTCGGATTGGGCTTTAAGAGTCCTTTAGCTTATTCTTCTTCATTTTATTTTGTTTGTAGGAAGAACGGAGTGGAAAGAAAATATATGATGTATGAAGGAGAAGAAATTAACACTATAGATCTTCTTTATGAAACTCCTACAGAAGAATGTAATGGTGTAAAAGTGATTGTTCCTGTTAATTATAGAGACAGACATGATTTTGTAACGAAAATTAAAGAACAATTGGCTTATTTTGAAAATGTTTATTTTAATGTAGACGGGATTTCTAACGATTTCACTATATTTAGAGGGGAACATTTTCAATTTTCTGAACTTTGTACAGATAAAAAACTCCATATTTGCTTAGACAATGTCTACTACCCAGTTGATTTTTCAAAACTTGGAATAGAGTCTATTTGGTTCCCTGTTGCATTGAGATTTGGTCTTTCTGATGGAATATTTCCTATTCCTAATAGAGAGGCTATAAAAAT